AGTCATCGTCGCGCAGCCGCAGTCCTCCGTCGACGCGCTCAGCGTGGCCGCGATCGGCACCCAGCCCATCACCTACCAGTGGTACAGGGGGCAGACGGGCGACGTGTCGCAACCCGTCGCCGGCGCGACGTCTCCCACGTTCGCCGCGCCGCCGGCCGGCGTCTACTGGGTCCGCGTCTCCAACGCCATCGGCCACGCGGACAGCGTCGCCGCCGGCGTCACGTTCCCTCCGCCGCCGAGCAAGGTGCCGATGACGAAGGCAAATTGCTTCATCGGCATCGGTCCCGACGCCGCGGTCGATGCGGGCGTGCCGTTCTCCGTCTACGTCCAGACGCTCGGCTGGCAGCTCAGCGACGAGGTAGTCGCCTGGGACTTCGGCGACGGCGCGCGCGAGCGCAGCACCGCCGAGTTCGGCCGGATCTCCCACGTCTGGTCGAAGGCCGGCAGTTTCACGATCACCCTGACGGTCACGCGAGGCAGCGAGCAGGTGGTGAACACCGCGCCGATCAAGGTCAACGGGCCGCAGGAAGTTCCGGATCCCCCACGGATCCTCGAGCAGCCGAGGTCCGCGACGCTACCGCGAGGCGGCACCGTGACGCTTTCGGTGACGGCGGCCGGCGCGGCGCCCCTCACCTACCAGTGGTATCTCGGCTCGCGCGGAGACACCTCGCAGCCGGCGACCGGCGGCCTGGGCGCCTCAATCCTCGTCGCCTTCGCTGGCGACTACTGGGTCCGGGTGAGCAACCGGTTCGGCGCGGTGGACAGCCAGGCGGCGATCGTCACCGAGCAGTTGCCTCCGCCGCCACCACCACCACCTCCAGCCGATGGCGAGCCTTTCGAGGTGCGCCTACCCGACGGCTCGCGGCTGCTGTGGTATCCCCCAGAGTCGGCCGCCAAAGGCATACAGATTGGTGTCTGCCAGGTGCCGGAGGTGAGGCACGCGTGGCAGGCGCCGGCGCCGACGCTGGAGTCGTGGAAAGCGCTGCGCGAGCTCGGCGTTGTCAACCTGCGGCTGCAGTTCGACCTCGCCGTCGTATCGCCCAAGCCGGGCGACTGGGACACCAGCGTGTTCGAGCAGTGGTTCCGCCCGGCACTCGCCGCCGGCCTCACCGTGCACCCGAACATCGTCTTTGGCGAGAAGACGGTGGCCGGCTCTTTCGTACCCGCCCCGGCGCATCACACAGCCGCATGGCGGTACGACGCCGCCGCGAGGATGGCCAAGGACTACGGTTCGCTCGTCGGCTCCTATGGCCTCGGCAATGAGCCGGGCGACCCTGCCTGCTCGTGGATGCGCGACGACGTCTCGCGAGATGGCCAGCGTGACGGCATTCGCGGGCAATACTTTCCCGACTTCATCGTCCCGATCGTCGAAGGGATCAGAAGTGTGCAGCGGGACGCAAAGATCACCGGCTTCGAAGCCGACTCCGCCGTGATTCAGCAACGTTGCATGCAGGCCGCCAAGGACCTCGGCGAAGAAATCGACGTCCAGACGGTTCACCCCTACGGCGACGTCGGTGGCGGCGACTACGCGACCATGGCGCTGTTCGCCTCCGTACGCGATGCGTCGAAGCCGTGGGTCATCGGCGAGGTTGATCACCAGCAGTTTGCCTCCGCCATCGCGCGCGGGGCGGACCGCGGCGTGGCAAGCGATGAGGAGATCGGACTCCTCGCGGCCTTCGTGCGCGAGGTCCAAGCGAAGTACGCAGACGTGCAGTGCATCTACTTCGGGACGCCCGAATACTTCTTCACGCGCAAGCTCGTGGCGGACCCGCTAAACCTCTTCCCGAAAGGCACGACCTGGAGCACCTGGACCTACTGGCCCGATGGTCCGAACGGGAAGCCGGAAGTGTCGGCCGCCGGCCGCGCGCTCGCGGAGGTGTTCAACCAGCAGGGGCGTCGTCGCGCGGTAAACGCGCGGGGCGTGAGCGCCTGATGCGTCTCTCTGAACTTGAACCGCAGTTCCTGAAGATCACGTCACCGACGACCTTTCAGGACGTCGACGCGATCGCCGACGCAGACGGCGTGATTTTCCTCTGCCCGGTTTGCTTCAGGGCGAACGGCGGATCGGTCGGCACGCACTCCGTCATCTGCTGGCAACCGCATGTGCCTCAAACGATCCCGCCGACGCCCGGCCGCTGGAACTTCGTCGGCACTGGTTACGGTGACCTGACCCTCCGCGCCGGCAGCTCGTCGATCGCGCTGACCGGCGATGGATGCAAGGCGCACTTCTTCATCACCAACGGCGAGATCGTCGGCGCATGAACGACTGCCTCATCCTCCCGCGCCGCGCGCTGCCGCAGCCCACGCCAATCGTCTCGACCGGCGGGGGTGACTGCGGCGCTTGCGTCCTCGGCGGGCTGGTCGGCATCCCCGATGTGGCCAGCGTCTACGACGAGCTGCTCGGCGGTGACCGGACGCCGCTGACGTGGAACCGCGTGTGCGCGGCGCTGTGGACCGCTCTGCGCAACGGGCGCGTCGACCGCATCATCGAGGACGTTCCGCTCTGGCCTGACCGGCCGTGTCACCTCACGTTCGGCGCACCTTCGTGGGCGATGAGCGGTGCGTGGTTCAACTACGTGCGCATGGCCGTCGACGCCGGGTATTACGCCATCGCCGAGGTCGCGATGCGCGGTGGTGGTCCGATCGTGATGACGGATCACTGGCTGCTGATCGCCGGCGCGCGCGAAGTCCCGCCGCCCGGCGGGAGCGGTCTCATCGCGCAAGACGTCCTGATCTCCTGCTCATCTCGATCGAGGCCGGACGAGGAGTGGATTGATGCCGGCACCTTCCTGCGCGAGCGCGGAGGATTCAACGTCATCCTCGCGCGACCAGCGATCGGGCAGGAGCCCGTCCACTGCTGCGTCGTCGAGTCGGCCCGCATCGTCAGGACGCCGGGCAGCGGACCGAAAGGTCAGGCGCAAGCGATCGCGTGCACCGCGCACGGGACTGAGGTCACGCAGACCTGAAGTGATTGCCCGGTTCGTGGCGTCCCCGCCGGGCTCGGGTTAACTGGGCGTCGTGCTATCGCGACCGTGATTGAGGAAAGCTTTAAAAGTAGGACGCTCCGACCCTATTGCCGTGCCGCCCTCGATCCTCAGCCGTTCGCTCCGAGTTCTGCCCCGCCACAATTTGCCATCCCTCCAGCGTTCGCTGGTGTCTCCCTCCGTTAGGCTCGGATGGCCGCCGCGGACTTCGGTGACGAGCGCCGCTGGCTCCGCCGGTTCATTGCACGCCGCTTACTCGCCTGATGGATTGGCGGCTTAGCTCACCGCCACAGCGAGGGACGAACCGTGACCGGGCTTCACTCCGCGCCAGTACCGCTGCGCGGGATTTCATCAAGCGAAGGGTTGAACACCCACCCGACGCGCAAGAATCCGAACGGCAGATGAATCTCGACGTTTGGCATCGACACGTCGATGTGCGCACCAATACTGATCTGAGACCACCCGGTGAAATGGAAGTACGCGCTGAAGTGGCGACGGCCATCATACGTGTCGTTATCGAGACCGAATACCATCATCATCACTCTCTTTCAAACAGTGAGCGCAGTCGCGCTCCGTCCACCATGTCGGCGTGTCGCCGGGCCAGTCGCTTAAACGCCGACTCCAGTGTGCTCAACCGCCGCGCGATCTCCGCTAGATCGGCGTGACCACCCTTCCGAACTCGCCGCCGCAAGGTTGCTCGCCTTTTCGCCTGCACATGGCCGGTACGCCCAGACTGCAGGTGATGCGTCGGCTTGGCACCGCGACCGAACTTCAGCGCTGCTTTCGCTTGTCGGCGATGACGACGGGTGCGCGCCGTGCTCACCGCATCGCCTCCGCCGCCTTCTTCTCCCACCAGCGATCGCAGATCGAGATACGACCGAGCGTGAGATCGTCCGTTTTGAGTTGGTGCACGCCGACTCCGAAGTCGTGCGGCTCATCTTTCTCGGCGCGTCGCATGTCGCCGCTGACCCACTGCCGGCGGCCATCGTCCTCATAGGCGATGCCACGGAAGCCGTGCTCGCGGTAGAACCGCTCAAGGCCATCGGGCGTGACGCTATACCGACCGCCACCATAGTGCAGCGCCTCGACCATTCGGTCGTCCATGATGACGGCGACGTGGACGAAGAGCACTTTGCAATCCACGCCGGCGGCCACGGCTTCGACGCCCCACGGCACCAGAACGGATTTCGAGTAGAGCGCGGTCAGCTCCTCGGCCGCGGTGATCTGGCGTTCCTGCTGCTGCCTTTCGCTCTCGGCCTTGGCGCAGGCGGCGACGAGGATCATCGCGAGTGCAATTGCGCGTTTCATGTCTCCTCTCCTTTGCGGACGAAGGGACACCGGCGTGACTGAAACGTGGCGCGGCCCGCTCACCCGCCCATCCTCCCCACGACGACGCTGACCCGCAGGGCGAACAGCCACACCGCCGCGGCGACAGCGTCTCCCACCTCTTGCGCCGATTGCCACGTAGGGCTCAGGTCCGAGCGGGTTGGATGTCATCGCGGTTTCCTCCAGACGTACGTCTCGCCGACGCCGAGCGCGTCGACCGCAGCGCGCGCCGCCTCACCCCGTGCGCCCGCCCGGCCGCGGTGCCGCCGCCTGTAATGGGCGTTGCGCTTCTCCCTCTCGACGCACGTCTCGCTGTGCTTCGTGTAGAGCCGACGGCCGGCGCGCTCCTGCACCGGGACGTACTTCGCCGAGCCCGCGCCGGCGACCGCGTACGCAGCGCCCTTCGGCTCGACCACGGGCACGGCGTCGAGCGCGATCCGCCCTCCGTCGTCGATCAGGTCGCACCAGCGGATCTCTCCACCGCAGAACTCGCAGATGGTGTCGGACTTCATGGGCGCTCCTCGACTGATCGGAACGAATGCGGCAAGAAGACGCGCGTTCCGATCCCGTGGTGGACGTGGTGATCCTCGGCGTACGGGCAGATGTTCGACTGGCAGCCGTGGGACACGCCCTTGTCATCTCCGTGCGGGCAGGGTGAGCACATCAGCACGCCGGCTTCCCGCAGCACCGCGCGCGCCCGCGCCACGGCGCCTGGCTGATGCCACAAGCGGTTCAATCCGCTCGGGTGAGGAAGAACTACGAGTTCGGGCCCTGCACCGAAGGCCGCGCGGTATACCCGGAACGGCTCATACCCGCCGCCGAACGCCTCCGCGACCTTGACCCCGCACAGCACGATGACGTCCGTCGAAGCGCGCTCGCCGACGAGTTCCGCGGCCCTTGCCCGTGCCGCCGGCAGCGACCACTTCGGATGGCACAGGTCCACGCGATCAAACGACCGGAGGTACGTCCGCTCGTCCAACCCCATCACGATGCGGCAGAGGCGTCCTCCGGATGCGTGAGGAGGTTCGGGATAGAGGGCGAAGCGCATCGCGTCTTCGGCGTTCGTCTGGTGGGGATTGGACTCGCCGACGAGGAGGGGCTTCACTTCTCGACTCCTGACCGTGATCGCTCGGTCAGCCGAACGCCTTCGCTCAAATCAAACCAGCGCGATCGCACCTTGATCGCTTCGCCGTAGAGAGGATCGTTGGCGTGAATCTCGCGCAGCACGCCCTCCGCCTGCCACATCAGTGCAACGAGCGGATTGCTCTCGCACACCATGTCGTGCCGCTTCATCGCGGCGTGGCGCTCGGCTATCGTGCCGCTGACGTGCGCGGCGCAGTAGGCGCACGCGGTGACCGCTTCGCTAGCCTCGTTCGCCGCCGGGCGGATGCGGCCGAGCATTCCCATCGCCGTCGCGTAGTTGCCCACCAACTCGCTAACCAGCGCTCCCATGCGGTCGTGTACCTCCGGGTAGATCCCAACCGAGACTCCCGCCAGAGCCTGACGGGCGCGATCCTCGAACTCGGCGCGCAAGCACAGAATGTGATCGTGTGTCCATGATCTCTTTGCGCAAGAGTCGAGAGGGAAGGTTGGCGTGGCTTCGTTGACGATCGTCTCGTCGTCGTTGCTCATCGCACCGCCTCCGTGATCTCCGCGAGCGTCTTCCCCTCGACGGCCATGCGTCCCATCTCGTTGACGCTCCAGTACGACACGCCACCGCTCTCCTCGCCGTCCATGGAGATGAAGCAGTGGCGGATGAGACGAAAGCAGAGCTGCGCTGGAATCTGCTCGGTGTCGAGTATCCAACCGCCAGGTACGAAGCGCGTCAGTTGCTCGCCGGTCTCCTGCTCGTCCTCGGCGATGAGGCGACGTAGGAGAACGATCTCACCTGGGCTGATCGTCGCCGGGACGTTCATGTTGCCGAGGAGTTGGCCGATGATGCCGGTGGCGAAGCCGTTGCCCATCTACGCCACCTCCCCGGCCGCCGCCATGCAACTCGGGCACGTCACGTACCGGTAGTTGTTCGGCGAGTAGACCCACATCTCGCCATCGCCCAGCGGGCGTGGCACATCGTCTCCGGCGCACAACGGTGAAACGAGACGCCCCTCATCGCCGAGGTACTTTGCGATGTGCACCAGGTACGGACGTCCAGCCGCAGCCATCCGCTCGAACATTGGCGCGAGGTCGCGCATCTCCTCTTCGTCGATGCGGGCGTATTCGGCGTTGATCGGGCGGGTCGTCATCCGAGCAACCCCAGGTTCTGCTGCACGCCATGCGTCCGACACCAGCGCGCCGCCGACGCATGCGCCTCGATGCGATCGGCGATGACGTACGCCCGCACCTCCGGCGATGTCGGCACGTAACGACCGCGCCAGTTCTGATCGAGCCCCATGTTTCGCGCGACGTTCGTGGAGTCAGCCGAGGCGAACGGGATGTGCGAGAAGATCGTCGGGTCGAGCATCCGCAACCCGTGCAATTTGGTCATCGGCGAACCCTCGCCGCCACCGTGCTCGTAGCAGATGGCCTCCAGTGCTTCGGCCATCCGAGCCCACCATGACGTGGTCCCGATCTGCGCGAATTGGCCGGACGATCCGAAGGCGACTCGCGGCCAGAAGTTGTAGAGTTTCACCAGCCTCTCGATCGATTCGTGAAGGTGCCAGACCGGAACACCGAGGCCGAGGAAGGCATCGAACGGCCACTCCTCTACGAGCGCATCATTCGCTGCCTCGTCGCCGTCGATGACGTCGGGGATCAGAGCCCAATCGCAGCCGGGGTGCGCGAGCCAGTCACCGCACCATGTGTAGTACTCCGACCAATCCGTGATCGGCGCGCCGGACGTCCACGCTGAGAATGCGCCGTTGTCCAGTGCGAACGATTGGCATACCTCGGCCAACATCGGCAACTGCGCGCGGCCGGTGGCGAACGACACCATCGCGTGACGGCCGCGGAAGAAGCGCGCGGCGTCGAAGGCGGGCGTCATCGGCGTCCCGTGGTAGTGGATCACGCTACCTCCGTCAGTCGCGCGATCTCTTCGCGCCATCTCTTGACGGCCGCCTGGCCAGCCCTGCTTCGCCACGCGCACTCGATCGCGGCGACGACCTGGCGATAGACATCGTCGGCTCGGCGTTGTGTCGCGTGATCCATGCTTCGGCAACTCGCCGTCCGGCACTCCAGCGGCTTCGGCCCGTTCCGATGGAGTTCGCATCCGCCGCCGACAGTCAGGAAGACGCACTGCCCGCGGACTAACTCCGATTCGGCAACAGCGAGACCTTCCCATCCGATGATCGCCGGACGCAGGACGGTCGTCTTTCGATAGCGCAGGCAGATGAGCCGCGAGGCGAGGCCAACGTCCATCGCGCGCATCGCCTCGTCGGGAGTGAAGCGGCCGGGATATCCGCTGGCGCACATGGCGCGGCAGGGCTTGCACGATCCGCTGCCTCCGCCGCTGGGGCACTGCGTGGAGAACAGCTCGGCATCCGCGAGGTTCACGCCACCTCCCCGAGCCGCCGCGGTTCGTACTTCGCTGCGCGCACGAGGATCGAGCACGACCACCGCCGATCCACGTATGTGTTCGGCGGGACGAAGACGAATCCGGTGCCAAAGCTAACAATCCGGCCGACAAAGACGCGCCGCGGGTCGCTCCGATCCCAGAATGCAGCGTCGGCGGCGAGCATGTACGACTCGGCGTCGAGCTGCAGAAGGGGAACATTCATGGCTGGCGCGCTCCAGAGGTCACGAGATCCACGATCACCGCGTCGCGCTGCAGGTTGTGCCACCAGCCGTCCAGGCTCGGCTTCGTATCGATGTTCCACTCAGCGTCAAGGGCAAAAACGTCCCACTCGCCGCGCTTTCCGAACTCGTTGATCAGCCGCTCGCCATCAGCGCGTGTCTCGACGGCGAATCCTCCGTGGTAGGCGGGCGATGTCCCATCCGCTGGACGCGGTCCGAGTTTTTGGAGATGCTCGTTACGCGTCGCCAGTTCAGCGATGCCGCGCCTGTAACTCTCGGCGTGCCCGACCGTGAAGATCAAGCCGTCACCTCGAAGCGCAACTTGTCCTGCTCAGGCATGCGGTCTACCCGTGGCCGTGACGGCGTCGACCACGACCGGCCGCGGATCTCGGCGACGCAGCGCCAGCCGGCCGCGCGGAGCGATGTGCCGGGTTCGGTGGCCAGGATGTAGGTGACGAGCCTCCGGTAGCCGAGCGCGCGTGCCGCGCGCCAGGCGGCGCCGTAGAGCATGGAGCAGGCGTTCCGCGATCCGTCAGTCGCCAAGCGCGTGACCTCCGCGGTGAAGCCGTCCTGCAGCGCCCGCGCGACCGGCCGGCCGACGATGGCCACGCCGACGACGTCAGGGCCGAGCGCCGCGGCGACGGCGAAGAGACCGGACAGCGGTGGCGGGTGGTGCCGGTGATGCTCGAGCACGAACGCCCGCGCGTCCTGCAGCGTGATCGGGACGAGGGCGAGGGGCATCTATACCTCCGCGCCCTGCTCACGCCGAGTGCTCACATAACTGGCGGGGAAGACCCGACGAGATAGCCAAAACGCCCGCCGTTCCCGGTGCTTCGCAGAGAGTGCACCATGCGAGCACCGCCCTCTCACGGCGGTAACACGGGTTCGAATCCCGTATGCGCTACCAAATATCTCGTTTTCTTTCATTTGTTTACCGTCACTGTTCGCTGAATCACCATTCATCGCTCACGCCGGCCGCTCACAATAGCTGCCGTTTCCTGTTGCGGCTCCTCTTCGGCCCACCGCTCCATCGCCTTCGCCATCGTCTCCAGCGAAGCATCGAAGTAGTGGTCCATGATCGTCTTGAGCGAGGTGTCTCCCATCATCCGCCCGATCATCACCGGGTTGGAGATCTCCGCCAGACGCGAGGCGCCGGTGTGGCGCCAGGTGTAGAACTGCGCGCGCTTCCCCTCGAGCGGCGGCTCGTCGGGGAACTTCTCGGCGAGGATCTCGTTGGCAATCGCTACGAGCCGCGCCCATTGCTTCCGGATGTTGCGGTACGGCTCACCAGTCGCGAGATTCGGGTGCACGAATTCTGACGTCGACGTGGCCAGCCGCGCGCGGAGATATCGTACGAGCTGTGGGTGGAGCGCCCCCTGCACCTCGATCCCCTTCGCCGCGTTCTTGTGCTCGTCGAGGATGAACGTGCCGACGTCCTTCGTCGGGTGGATGAAGAGTTGCCCGCGGCGCAGCGTGTAGTTGTTTTGCGGCCGCATCAACGTCCTGTAGGCGACAAGGCAGAGCCCCCGCATGGGAACCTCGCTCGGCGGCTTCCGGTGCGTCTCCGGGTCATAGCCGGCGATCGCCTGCCGTTGCTCGGCCTCATAGCGGTCCATTGCCGGGCCAAGGAGTACTTCGGTCTGGATCCGGGTGAATGTGACCGGCCGCTTCTTCACCCGCACCACCGGCCGGCGGATCCCGGTGAGCTGATGGCCGGCGATCAGGTCGTCGGTCTTCGCGCTGTTGAGGATGGCCACCAGCGTGTTCGTGTGGCGGAGGATGGTCGCCGGGCCCGCGCCGTTCTCCTCGAGCTTCGCGCAGAACTTCCGGTAGTCGTCTTTCGTGATGAACTCTGGATCGGTGAACGCGCCGAAGAATCCCTCGATGGTGCGGATCACGTACTGCGCTCGGTCGAGTCGCTTCCCCCGCTTTCGGCAGTGGTCGCGGTACGCGCTGCAGATCGAGCCGACCGTCGCCTTGTCGATGCGCGCGACGCGCGACGCGTGTGCTGCGTCGACGCCAGCAGCGAGCGCATCCTCGATCTCGCGCTTCACCTTCTGGGCGTACGCCGCGGCCGCGAGGCGGCTGTCACGCATACCGGCCGGGCAACGGCGACGAACGCGGATGGTGACAGGCCTGTCCCATCCGATGACCTGGCCATCCCGGCCGATCGCCTTTCGCGCTTCGCCACATCCTCCACAGCGGCAGTGCGCCGGGTGAACGACCGGCGGCGAGATCTGGTAGCGCCCGCGCTTGCCGGAGACGTAGTCGGGATCGTCACGCCTGGCCATCGGACTCCTCATGTCCACGCCGCCGCGCGGCGCGCAACGCCGTCACCGGCGTCCATCCCCGATAGAGCGAGTCGATACGGATGCCGTAGCGCTTCGTGCCGGGGATTTGCTCCAACACCAATTCCTTTCGCTCGATCATACGCTCGACGGTTCGAAGACTCACATCCCGGCCGAGGACTCGCGAGAGCACGCGAGCGGCGTCCTTCTTCGGCAGATGCGTAGGGTCGCCGAGTTGGGCCATGAGCGCTATGATGATCTCCGTCGACGCCTCGTACTGCGCGCGCGCATCTCGCTGCTCACGGATCGCCGTGGCGAGCTCGCCCCGCATCGCGAGGATCTGCTGCTCGATGTCGGCGAGGGTGAGTTCCGCCACGACCTACGCCTTCTCCTCGTCGCGGGGCTGATCCGGCCACCGGTGATCGCAATCGTCGGAACAGAGCGGCACGCACGACTCACAAAGCGGCCGCGCTTTCTTCGGCAACAGCGCGGCGCCGCAGTGCTCGCAGGTGTCGCGTGCTGCGGCATCCCTCTCCATCTCCGCAATCTTCGCCGACAGTTGCGCGATGAGATCCCGTCCTTCGACGAGCTCGCGGTACGTGCCGGCCGGATCCGCGTCGGTCTGAATCGCGGCGTAGATGCGGTCCCGCTGTTCGATGGTGGCCAGGAGACGGGCGACGGTCGTTTGGTCAACGCTGAACGTCTCGCATGCCGCTGCTGCGGCGTCGCGCAGCACCTCCAACTCCTGGCGCCTCATCGGCGTCTGCGCGATCGGCAGCGGTTCTGTCGGGTTGTGCGGATAGAAGATGTGATTGATCAGGAGTCCGTCGACCGCGGCATTCGCGAGGGTCGAGAGTTCGTGGCGTAGGCGCGCGACCTCTTCTGAGTCCGGAGACGTTACCGTCTGTCTGCTGCCGTAACGGTCCCACTCGTCACCGAAGTGCAGAACGCCGGCGTTCCTCGCCGCCGTCAATTCATCGATGAACACAGTGAACGAACCGATCGCGTCGAATTTCTGGAGATCTTCGTCGCCTGACGATCTACCTTCGATCGAACACTGACCATCCCATCGCATTGAGACCCTGAGGAAGTCGCTCGGCTCCACCACGATCTCCTCGTCGCGTTTGACAACTATCTTCAACGTGTAGCGATCGGGGGTCGTCACGCCAGCAACTCCTCGAGCTTCGTGGTCTGGACCCTGAGTTGGTCGCGGAGCGTGTTGATGCTCTCGGCCAGCTCGAGAATGCGCGCGACCTTGTCGTCGGTCGAGAGCCGCGGCCGTGGTTTCACCGCCCGGCGAGCGGCAACACGGCGCGGTGGCCGCGCGGCGCGTTCTTGTCGCGGCGCGGCGGCTGCGGCCGGCGCGGCGGTGGCACCATCGCCCGCCGGCGTGTAAGCGTGATCCATCGGTCCGCGGTGGTTCGTTCGCGGCTTTGTGCAGATCGTGCACGGTCCCTGGTCTGGCATCTCGATCACTACCTTTCTGCGTTGTGGTGTCGGCGCGTCGGAGACGAGGTGGCGCTCGAAGCCCATCTGGCCGAGCCGCTCGTCGTCGGTCATCTTGCGGATGTTGCGGAAGGGGTCATGCGGTCGACGCCTGGCGAGTTGCGCGGCGCCGACGAACTGGTGGCTGGCACCTGCTGCGCCGTGCGCGTCTCGCGGCTTGCCGCAACTCTCCAGCGCGCACCGGTCGTCTGATGGTCCGAAGACGAGGCTCATCACGACTCCAGAAAGAGCGCCTTCGCCGCAGCCGCTTCACCGCGGCGCGGGTACGTGATGAGGCCGAGCGTCTTCAGGTCCGCCATCGGTTCAGAGAACCCGCCGGACCGAGGGTTCGTGTAGCCCAATGATCGGCCGAGGGCGTCCTTGTCGGCCGCGTTCGGGTAGACGTTGATCAGGGCCCCAAGGATCGCCGCCATCGGCTTGTCGAGCTTGTCGAGGATGCGGCGTTGGAGCTCGGCTGTTGAGCGCGGGCTATCGACTGCTGCTGCCGTGCCGCGGCCGGCGTCGGTGATCGCCACAGCTCCCGGCCTCGGATACGTCACGAGTCCGCCGGAGACGAGCCGCGCCAGCGGTTCGCTGAAGCCGCCGCTGCGTGGATTCGTGTAACCGCACATGAGGCCGAGTTGCGCCTTGTCCGGCTGCGCGATGCCCATCGCCTCCAGCTCGGCCAATTCATTCAGAATTTTCTGCTCTACAGCCGAGACGTGGCCGTTCCCTTCTACTGTCGTCGGCGGCGTCGCGCGTACTCTCGGCTCCATCCGTGCCGGCGGTGTCGGCCGCGGCGCCACGATCCGCAGCGCCTGCACCTCCGCCACCTCTACGCCCGCCTTCTCGACCTCCTCGGCCAGAGCGACGAGCGCCGCCAACTCCTGCCGCTCCTTCGACATCTTCTCGATGGTGCTGTCGTGTGCGGCGAGGAATCTCCGCATGGCCACGAGGTGAGGACGGAGGACGCGCGCGACAGCTCGGTCGCCTTCCTTCTTCGCCATCGCGCGGAGCTTCGCGGCGTCGAACTTTGGCTCTTTCGCCGGCGCGATGACGACCGGCGCGCCGCTCTTGAGTTGCCGGATTTCCCGGTCACGGTCCGCGAGCTCGCGCTTCGCCGTGGCCAGGTCGCGGATCTCTGTCTCGGCCTGTTGCGGTAGATCGGCCAACTTCGCCAGCGCGGACTTCACCTTCGCTGATGGCGCCGGCGCCGAGAGGGTGTGTCGTTCGCCTGGCTTCGGGTGCGTCGTCGCCACGGCGCCGGCCTTGAACCGAAACACACCGCGTTCTGAGAATGCCGGGCCGAATCCGTACCACTCGCCCGCGTCGAGATTCCGCAGTTCGAGACGATCCGCTTTGGACATGCCGAGGATGTCGCCAGCACGCAACTGGTCGTTGTCGAGACTCGTTCGGCCGATCAGAACGTTGTTGCACTCGGCCGCCGCGTCCTTGTGGAGTTTCGAGAGCCGCTGCGTGGCCAGCACTCCGCAGAAGCCGCGCTTCCTACCCTGGGCCATCAGCGAGATCACGGCGTCGGTAGATTCGGCGTCACCCGCGCCGCGCTCAGGGCAGTAGAGGTGCGCCTCGTCGATGAGGACCAGCGTCGGCTTCCACAATCCGCGCGGCAGATGGATCAGGCTTTCGAGGAACAGCTTCACGAAACTCCGGCGGTCCTGCAACTTCAACTCGTAGAGGTCGACGACCGCCGATACCTGCGTTTCGAGCAAGCGCCGCGCGAGCAGCGTCGCCGCCCGCGGGTTTGCCGGCAGATCGCCGTCGCTGCCGACGAGGACCATGTCCAACTTTTCGCGCAGCGTCGCGAACTCTCCCTCGTTGTCGAGCACGATGGTCTGCAGGTGCTCACCGGCGCGCTCCGCGAGCAGGCGCAGGAGCCAGCTCTTCCCGCCGCCGCTGTTGGCCTGGACGAGCAGCCGGGTGTCGATCAACTTCAGGAGGTCGACGTGGACTCCGGGATGCGATCCGGACGCGCTCAGCGTGATCTGCTTCATGAACCGCTCGCCTCCTGCGCCGGCGTTACCTCTGCGGCCGTCGGCTCTGCGATGCCGGGACGCATCCGAAGATCAATCCCGCGCGTTCGCTTCCACCAGTTGAAGGCCGCAGCACCGACGGTGATGATGCGGTGCAACTTCTTCTCGTGATCGTCGCCAGGGTTGAGCAGAGCCTTTGTGCCGAGGTAGCCGAGGAGCCAAAACCAATCGGCGTCGGTCTTGCCGTCGTCGTGCTCGGCGCCCCACCGCTCAACCTGGTGCGCCGCTTCGACTGTCACCGCCTGGAGGAAATCGTCCGTGAGTGGCGTGTTGATCAGTGCGTGAAGCCGCTGGTACCCCTTCGCCAGATCGATCTCCTCGATCTGCTCGTCCATCGCGACGTTGTCGCAGCACTTGCCCGGCTTCTGGTCCGTGTTGAGGAGCGACCATCCGCCGTCCCCGCCCCACTTCCGCCAGAGCATTCCGCATTCCTTGCAGCGGTGGACGGTGGCCTTCTCGACCATCTCGCGACTCTCTATCGCGACTTCGAGTTGTCGCCGTAGCCCCGCGATGTCCTCTCCTCGCGGCTGCACGGTCGGGAGAGCGGGTGACGTCGACTCTCCTACCGGCACGGTTGCGCCATCGCCGAGGAAGTGCGCCGCGATCGGTAGCGCCTCTAGAGTCGGCGAGATCTCCGCGGTCGTCTTGATGCGAAAGCCTTCGGTTCCGAACTCGCCGGCCGTCAACTCGCCCCACGCGATCTGTCGCGGCCTGCCGAGGTCCTCGCCGAGTCTTGGCCACCAGTTCGCGCGGATTGAAGCCGCGATCACGGGATCTGATGACTCGACGAAGCGAGCCATGTATTCGCGGCAGGCGATCAGTCCGGCGCGGAAGTACACCTGCGGCGCAGGATTCAGGAGGCCCGATTGATATGGGTCGTCGCTCAGCCGAAGATTTTCGCCCGCTGCCGAGCCAGCGATCGCGCCGTCCTCGATCGCCACCACCACCGTCGCTCCCTCATCGCGGCAAAAGGTGGCGATGCACTCGGAGCACGCGTGAATGCCGTCGACACTCCACTCCGCGGCGTTCTCGCACTGGACGGTGTCGTCGCCGAGCTCGCGGAGCCCTTGGCATTGTCGGCGAGTGGCTATCGTCGTCATCGTGGCCTCCTCGATCCACGCATCTGCGCCCTGACCTTCTTGGCCTGCTGCTGCGCTTCGCGTGCGGTTCGGATGAGGCTGCGGTGCTCACTGGAGAGATCACCGAACCGGTAATCACGGAGCCGTGCGTGGACGGTGTTGCGGTGAACGCCAAGGAGCGCCGATGCCGCCGTAACGTTGCCGCCAGTTCTTCGCAGCGCTGCGGTGAAATACTTCTTCTCGAACGATCCGATCGCCTGCTCTGCGGTGATACCGGCTTCGATCAGGTCGCCGATGATGAGTTGGAGTTTCTCGTCGACTGTCATCGTCCGGTCTCCTGGGTATTCGAGTTGAACGCGATGTCGCGCTCCATTGGCACGCTGACGGTCATCTCGGAAAGTCGGCGGCAGATTGGTCCAGCGAAGTCGTCGTGATAGCCGCCGCACAGCGCCGCCAGAGGGTCCTTGCTGATGACGATGAGCCAGCGGTCCGCCTCGGTCCGTCGGTAGCGGCCGTCGAGGATCTGGAAGATCCTCCGCGCCGAGTGCTCGGAGCGCTTTTCCTTTCCGAGCTCGTCGAGGATCAGCCGCGGCGTGGCAATGAGTCGCGCGATGATGGCCAGCGCCGTTTCGTCCGACTCGTCGGCGTAACTCGCGAGGATCTCGTCCATCAGGTCCGGGACGAAGACGTACGTTCCGGATGCGCCAGCGTGGATCTCGTGCGCGAGATGAGCTGCGGCGACCGACGTTTTGTAGGTGCCAGGCTCGCCCCAGATGTAGAGCCCAGACACGCCGCGACCCAGCATCTGACACATCGTCACGGCGTCGGCGGTGATGTCCGGCAAGGACGCGAAGCCGCGCGCGCCGTTGGTGTAGTCCTCCGGCAATCCTGAGGCGCGCAGGCGGAGAGCAACGACCTCGGCTTCACTCGGTATGTGTTGGCCTTGGAGTGCATCGCTGAACGCGGGACGTTGCGCCAGGTAGGTCGCTACGGCGCCATCGCAGTGCTCACACTGCATCATTCGGCCCTCCGGCAGCGCCTGGTGACACCGGATGCACCTTCCGTCGAGCGAGAACGTCGGCAGCGGTACGCTGCTTGAAGGCGGCGGTTGATTCGCGCTTTTGATCAGCGCCATCCGCGCCTGGTCCGCCTGCCGCTCCTCCTCCGGGTACGGGTCTGCCTGCGCCGGTATTTCGGTTTCCATGAGATTGCTTTCCTCGGCTGAATTTCTCTTCGCCGCGAATCCAGTTGCGCCACGCCGCGTCTGCGTCTCGGATTGGGCCGGCCCTGGTCTTGTAGCCGTTGCTTCGGAAGTGGTCGCGCCAGGCGTCGGTGGCGGCGTCGACGTCGATGGCCGGGAACTTCGCCTTAGCCCACATACGCTGCTCGTCGCTCACGGCGAAACTTTCGACGAGCTCGCGCGCGCCCGTGGGTTGTTTCTTTCCGTTCCCCTCTCCAGAAGAACCAAGAGAAGAATCTTGAGAGTTGGGAGAGTGCGCGCGATCGCGCCCGCGAGTACGCGCGCGAGGAGAACCGGCCTCTTCTGGCGCTACTTGGTCTGTGCTCGCTAGCGCCCCAAGCTCAAACCACTCCACGAATTGAGCCGCTACGAGCTCCTGCACGCGCGGCTTCGTCTGCATGTTCAGGTGGCCAGACGTGATCCATGTCTCCGGTATCTGGTTGCCGGTCACACCGGCGAGCAGCCGAAGATGATGCAGCGTCAACTTGGCACCATCGGTCAGATTCGTGAATGTTGGATGTTCGAGCGCGTCGAGGATGTCGGTGTACGCCTTGATCCACGGCGCTCGACGGTTCTTGTAGTGCTGGTACGACTCCCAGCCGATGACGCGGAGGTACCTCACTGGCAACCTCCCGCGGCGAGATTCTCGACTAGGTCCCTTACCTCACCGACAAACAGGAACCACTCGCCGGTGATGTTGTATGGGGCGAACCTTTTGTGAAGCTCCCGCTCCTCTGTCGGAGTGCCAGGAAGGAGGGCGACAACCTCAACCACTGTGGAACACTCCCGGTTGATCGTGCTCATGCGGTTGCGCATGTGGCGCGTGAATCCAATCTTCACGAATGGCATGTCGCCGTGGCGCGCGAAATAGATCGTTCCGCGCGAATTCCGCCACGTGTAGCGCTCGGTCCGATGCGTCACTCCCGTCCCTCCCCTTCCCCGACCGGCAGTCGCTCGCCGTTCTCGCCTTGGACGCCGGCGAGATCGAACAGCGACGGCATCGCCACCTCTTCATCCGCGGCGCGGGCGTACCGCACGCCATCGCGGAAGTACTCCGTCTTCAGCTCCACAGCGTGCCCTCGCCGCTTCAACTTCAGAGCGCGGACGACAACAGTGAAGAGTCCACCGAACGGATCGGAGATCTCGTCGCCTTCGTTGCTGTACCGATTGATGAGGCGGTCGACGACATCGAACTGCAGCGGGCAAATGTGATTGGTCAAGCCGCGCTGCGTCTGCTCTCCATTGAGCGTCTGCATGCGCGTGACGTCGTGCCAGACCTCCGGATGAGGACTCGCCGGCGAGAGGCACATGAACGTCCGCGGAAGCGCGCCGCGAGCGTCGAGCGACTCGGCCAGGCGCACGTGCTGCTCGTAGTCGTAAACATGGGTCAGGCTGAAGCGCTCATAAAGCCGGCCAATGACGTCGGGTCCGTACGTCGCGAGCTCGTCGGCGGTGAGGAGCCGATCGCCGCTCGAGCGCCAGAACGAATGCGCGTCGAGTTGCCAGCGGCCGAGGGTGTACTCCTCTTTCGATTTCGTGACCCGCTCGTCGGCGTAGCCCTTCGAGTTATCGGTCGGCAGCTTCCGAAAGATCAACACGTACTCCGGAGAGCCGACGCCCATCTTCGTCCCGTCCTTACACTGCTCGGTCCACGAAAGCCGGTACGTCTGGTTGTTCTCGCGGACCACGTCGGTGACGACGGTGATCATTCCGCAGTAGATGAAGCCGTGCTTGCGATAGTGGGCGATGCAGTCGGCGTGGAACGGGTCAACGCTCGGCATGCCGTAGCCGGTGACGTTGCCGAACCGGATCCGATCCTTCACATGGACGGCGAGGATCCGGCCAGGTTTGAGCGTCCGCAGCAGCTCCGGAGTGAGGAAGTCCATCTGCTCGAAGAAGGCGCGGTTGTCCGGGTTGTGGCCGAAGTCGTTGTATGAGGCGCTGTATTCGTAGTGCGTGCCGAACGGAACGGAGGTGAGGAGCATCCCGAAGCGGTTACTCTCGATCGACCGGTACTCCTCGACCGAGTCGTTGTTGACGACCTCGAAACGCTCGCCCCTCTCGACGTGCCGCGTGCAGCCGATGGTGCGCGCGAGCTCGCGCTCCAATCCGGTGCAGGACAATCCGTGCTCGCGGATGATCGCGCTCATCCGCTCGCGCAGCGCATCATCCTCGCGCCACTTCTCTCCGAGCGTGGCCAGGACCTGCCGCTCCGCCTCGGTGTGGATGATGTGGATGTCGACCTCGTGCGGCTGCCCGAAGCGCTGGATCCGGTGAATGGCCTGAACGAAGTCGTTGAACTTGTAGCCGATGCCGAGGAAGATTGCGCGGTGGCAGTGCCGCTGATAGTTGCCGCCCGACCCGCTCATCTGAGGCTTGGCCGGAAGGAATTGCTCCAGGCCTTCCGAGAAGGCGATGAGACGCGCCTCCGCGGCGTCCTGGTCGAGCGATCCATAGACGGACTTCACGCCCGGTAGAGCGTCCTCGATCGCGCGGCGCTCGGCCTCGAGGTCGTGCCAGAGAATAAAGTGATCGCGCGGCGCCGCGGCGATGATCTCCAGCATCTTCGCGATGCGCGGCGCGATCGACTCGCGCTTCTCCTCGGCCGCGTCTTTGAGCGACAGCGCGGCGTCTTTGATCATCGTCGCCTGGCCATCGCGGTCGAACTTTCCGACCGGGACCGGCGTCGGCAACTCGTGGTAGTGCACGCGGATCGGCGGGAGTGCGTAGCCTTCATCGGAGTAGCCGAGGTCCGATGGCGACTGCACGAAGATCGCCCACGAATGCAGCCAGACGAAGAACTCCGCCTCCATATGCGGGTAGAGGGTGAGGTTGTTCGCCTGCGTCGAGTCGCGCTGGAAGAACCGCGTCAGCGCCTGACCGGTGTCCATGATGCCGAGGAAGCCGGCGTAGTGAATCAACTCTTTGTAGCGGTTGGGCGATGGCGTGGCCGTAGCGACGTACCGATACTTCACCTGGTCGAAGAGCGTGAGGAACGTCTGGTAGGTCTTCGATCCGAAGCTGCGCAGCACGCTCGCCTCGTCGAGTGAGACGGCAACGAAGAGGTTCGGGTCGAGCTTGCCGTCGCGCACGGACTCGTAGTTGGTGAGGTAGATGGTCTCCTCGTCCTCGATCTCCTCGGCCGAGCGGATGAACTTCACGCGGATGGCGAACTCGCCGCGGAACAGCGTCTCCGCGTCGCGCTTGAACTCCTGGCGCACGCCGAGCGGGAGGACGATGAGGCGCAGCCCGCCCTCGTGCGCGCCGATGAGCCGCATGATCTCCAGTTGCGTGGCCGTCTTGTGCAGGCCGAACGCGGCGAAGATCGCGCGCCGGCCGCCCTTCACGGCCCAACGGATGATGTCGCGGGTGAAGAGCTTGAGTTGAGGATTGATCGCGTTGTGATCGACGTCGAAGCCGCGAGCCTGGGAAAACTTGAACTTCCCTTCAAGGAACGCCCGGTAGTCATCGCCCTGGTGGGTCAGCGCCGTCATGCGGAGACCTCCACGTAAGTTCCGTATCGCAGCGCATCCTCAAAGAACGGACCGGGAACCCATCGAGGAGCGGTCACTCGCTGACGATCGGTGAACTCGGCGAAGTAGCGGCCGTCGCGAAGCTGGACAAATTGGAACTCCCGATCGACGAGCGCCGCGGCTGGCGTCCTGGAGTCGGCGCGCTCGGCCGCGGTCATCTCTCGGAGCTTGCGGAAGGGGCCGGACTTGTGCTCGATGCGGCGGAGGACGTCGGTACCGGAATGTACATTCGTATATACCGGCTCTTGCGCAGCCGCGGGCGCAAGCGTCGGAACATCAAAGAGCGAGAGGTTCATGGGCACGCCTTCCTCGCCGTCGCCGTGTCGCTGGCGACGTACTTGCGCCAGGGGATGAACGTGTGCGCGTGCCAGAATCCCCACGGGCGCACGGCGCGACCGACGATGACGAGGGTCCAGCAAGGATGCTCAGGCGTCGGGCCTGTCAGCCGGTGAATGTGGTGCGCCGGAAAAGTTCTAATCCACGGCGCGCGAAAAACTCGAATGAGATCGAGCGGCCAACACCCCCGACATCTACAGCCGTTATCGGCTGCTGGCGACCACGGCCCGCCGCCAACGCTCACGAGTTTTCGTGGTGTCGTTTCGGTATAACCGCCCCACAGACCGATCGAGATGAACCGCTTCGGGTGATCGTGCAGATCGAGTGACCAGTCGTCACCGACGAACTTGTGCAGGTAGATCGAAAAGACCGACCCGACGCGCAGCAGCGTCCAACGGAACAAGTACGTCGGGCAACGGCCATCGCCGTTGATCTCCTCGCGGCGGAAGATGCGATTGAGGAGGCGTTTCAAGTGCGCACCTCCGGCAGTTCCTTCACGCCGACCGTCTGCACCGCGGCCGGCATCCAGACGTGTCCGCAGCCGCCGTCCTCCGGCTTGCAGAGATGCTTCCGATGGCGCCGCGACGTAGCCCACTTCCCCGTCTCGTCATCGACGTCGACGTGCTGCAGGTGACACTTCGGGCAGTGGAGGACCATGGGGATGGGCGCGGCTCCGCCTCCGCCGTCGGCGAGCGCGATGCCGTGCATATCGATCACCTCGATGCCTGAGACATCGAGGCCGTCACCGCGAACGGCTGCCATGGCGGTCTCCTGGAACGCGTGCTGGTAGCCTGCGGCGTCGAGCTTGCCGCGGATCTCGCGGTACGTGGCCGTGGAGACTTCCAGCACCGCGTAGGTATGTGTCGCCCGGCGGCTCAAGCGGCGACCTCCTCAGAATCGAGATTTGCCCGGACGATCGCCGCGGCGACGTCCGGGCACACGCTGTTGCCGACGCGCGCCACCTGCTGCGACTTGGTGCCGGTCAGCTTGTAGCTGTCGGGGAATCCCTGGGCGCGCGCCAACTCTCGCGGCTGGAGCATTCGCATCGCGATGTCGTAGAGAACGAAGGTCTCGCCGTCGATCTGGACGCTGACGAACTCGCGGTCGTCGGTGATGACGTTGTGGCGGCGCAGGAAGGCGGCGACGAGCGCGATCCGGTCCTTCGTCGTGAGCGTGTGCATCGGCTCGTCGGCGCCGCTCCACTGGCCACCCTCGCCGTAGAACTTCTCCATGTGGACTGCGGCTACGCCGAGATGGCCGCCGCCCCTGCCGCCGCCGGCGGTCACTGTGTGGAGTGGATCGTCGATCGGCGCGCCGTGCTCGGATGTCCCGTTGAACTTCGTGATGTGGGTGGCGACGACGCCTTGGTGATCCATGCCGCCGGCGGTGACGGTCGGCAGCGGTGCCTCCGCCGGCGAGCCGATGGACTTCCCGTTGTGCGTGATGACGTGCGCTGTAACGACGCCGAGGCCGTGCGCTGCGCCAGCCGGCCGCGTCGCACCACCGCCGCCAGTGATTGTCGGCACCGGCTCGTCGATGGCGGAGCCCACACTCCCGGTGTTGAACTTGGTGATGTGCGCGACGCCGAGCGACATGGTTTCCCTGGCGCACACGGTCGGCAGCACTTCCTTGAGGTCGCGCGCCGTCATGCCGGTGTTGTTGCGGACCAGGAAGGCGGCGACGTCGTCCTCGTGACCGAGCTTCGCCGTGATGAGCGCGTTGTGGTCGTAGGTGGTGACGGTGCTGAGCGGTTCATCGAGCGTCGTACCGGGCCGCTGACCTTGATCGCTGTAGTACTTTGAGATGAAGCCGGTCGCGGCCTCCTCGGGGATCAGCGTTGTTTCTACGAGGCCATGCTTCTGGCCCTGCGCAACGACTGTCCCAAGCGGTTCATGGAGATCGAGCACGCGCGGCGCCTGCCCCTCGCGCTCGCCGTAACTCGTCTGAATGAGCGTCGGCGCGATGACGGCGTGACCGCCATTCGTGGTGATGGTCCGGAGCGGCTCCTCCACGCTGCCAATGCCGCGCAGATGACCATCGGACTGCATGTCTGTCCGGATGAGCGTGGGAGCGACCATAGCCATGTCGTTGGAGCCGGTCACGGTCGGCAGCGTTTCGTCAACCGGATGAGCACCGCGGCCGCGGCGCTTCCTGCCGTTCTTTCCCTGCTCGCCGTGAGCGGTCCGCGCGAGCACCGGTGCGATGAGCGCCTTCTCACCGCGATGAGCGGCGGTGACCGTGCGCATCGGCTTCTCGATCGACTCGGCCGGACTCCCGTGCGTGATGTTGAGGAGCTGCGGAGCGACGAGCGCGCGGTCTCCGCCCTTCGGCGTCGCGGTGATGGTGTTGAGCGGCTCATCCGCGGGCTCGGTTCGCCCGCCGTGCGAGAGGTTCAGCAGTTGGGGTGAGACGAGGGCCTTTGAATCCTTGGTGATGACGGTCCGCATCGGTCGGTCTGCCGGCGCGGTCGGTGCGCCGCCCTCGGCATCGAAGCCGTGGCCGTTCGCCGTCGTGAGGATCGGAGCGACGACGCAGCGGTTGTTCTCCGGCATCACCGTACCGAGTGGTTTGTCTACGCTTGTCGGTGTCCCTGACTGCGCGGGCCCGCCGGCGCCGACCAGATGCGGCGCGACCAGGAAGTGCCGGTTGCCCGTCGTGATCGTGCCGAGCGGTTCGTCGACGTCGTGCGGAGCGTTGTTGGTGTTGTTGCTCATCAGCGTCGGCGTCACTACCGCGAAACGGTTCTCGACGGTCTGGGTCGGGAGCGGGTCCGCGACGTCGTGAGTGCGCGGCGTCTCCTCGGGGCGCCTGGCGCTGTGGTACGGCACGAGGAACGGCCGCGGGTTGTCGAGGACGTAACGGCGAATGCCCTCGGCGATCCGGCGCTGCGTCGCGATGGCGAGTGGCCGCTTGACGCCGAACGTGCGCGCCTCGTCTCCTTCAAGGAAGATCGAGACGCCCAGGTCTTTCCAGTCGATGCACTCCGCCGCGGTGCGATACGGCTTGCGCGTCTTCGGGCCGTGCGTCGGCGCCGGCCAGCAAATCGGCTCGCCGTCCCGCCGGCCGACGACGTACAAGCGCTTCCGCGATGTCGGCGCGCCGTAGTCGCAGGCGCGGAGCGAGCGCCATTCGATGTCGTAGCCGAGACCGCGCTGGCACGCCTTCACCACGGCGCGATAGCGGGCGAGCGGCATGCGCGGATAGTCAGACGTGGCGAACGCGGTGCACGCATCGCACGAGCGGCGGCGCCGCTTCGGATGCTTCGTGCACGGCACCGGAGGTTCACCGACGAGTGCTGAGCGCATGTCGGCATAGGCCGCGTGCCCCGCGCGCAAGCCGGTGGTCAGGCAGGCGACGAACGCGTGGAAGGTCTCTCCGGCGCGCCGCTTGATCGGACGTCCGTCTCGATTGAGGGGGCCCCAAGATAGGAACTCCTCGACGTTTTCCAGGGAGACGATGCGCGGCGATACCTCCGCGGCCCAACGAACGATTGCCCACGCGAGCCCGCGAATCTTCTTGGACTTCGGCACATCGCCCTTGGCCTTGGAGAAGTGCGTGCAATCGGGAGAGCCGTGCAGCACGCCGACGAGTCGACCGCGGCACGCGCCGTGCGGGTCGACGTGGAAGACATCCTCGAGCCAATGCTCCGCTTCGGGATGGTTGAGCGTGTGCATCGCGATGGCGTGCGCGTCGTGATTGACGGCGACCGCTGGCGGCTGACCGACGGCGCGCTGGTAACCCTCGCTGTAGCCACCGCCGCCGGCGAAGAGATCGACCCCGATCTCACCTGGCCGAAGTCGTGAGCGATGAACGCCGAGGATGCGAAGCTGCGCCCTGCGGTGTTCTCGCCTCGTTGCGCGCGCGCGGCGCCGCGGCTCCTGTGGCAGTGCCGTCATGCTGCGACGCCCTCCCTCTTCTCCGCCGGCTCATCCTTCACGACCGAATGAATCGGGTCCTCGGCTTTGCGTCCGCAGACTCCATTGATTCCACGGACTCCACAGTGGGGCTTGCCGTTCTGCGAGGCGATGCAGGGGCATTGGTGATAAAGGTGCGGCGTCATGGCGTGAACCTCACGGTCGCCGTTACGTCCTCATCCGCCGCCTCGATCAGTTGCTCGACGATCGCGTGAATGTCGCGGGCGTTTGCCACCAGCGCTGATTGCTCGCTTGGGCGATCGGAGGAATCGAACAGCTCCAGCAGAAGGCTGAGCGACTTCTCGCCGCGCTTGAGGTCGAACATGCTGATCTCGATGTCGGCCATTTACGCGACCTCCAGGCCGAGCGCCTCGCGGAGTTGACAGACGCAATCAGGCGGAGGGAAAGAGCCTGGGCCGTCCGACGGATGCGCGGCGTGGTACCGGCCGCGGTAATACGTCTTCACCGCCGCCACCGTCGGCCGCCGCTTGTTCATCCATTCGGCCACGAGGTGCCAGGCGATTCCCTCCTCCCGCATGGCGGCGAGATCGGGAACGAAGGCGTCACGTGCGACCGATGAGGCGCCTGTCGGCGTGAGCGGTTCGCCCGTTCCGATCTTGTGGGCGATGAGCCAACGGACGATGCGCGCGGCGTTGCGGGTCTGGCGGTGGCGGGAAGAGTTGGTCATACACCCCTCGTCACGCCCGGCTGCTTCATCCGCTCGGGATGCTCGACTTTGAAGCGCGTGAATTCCCTGATGCGGTTGTCGATACCCGCAAGGTGAAAGTCCGTGCAGCCGTCTTCTCTCGCCAACTCCATGTAGCGCATGAGCATCGGCAGGGCGAGGTAATCCCGCGCGCGGAAGAGGATCAGCGGCTCGTCGTCGGGGATAGGGACGCCGGAGAGGTTGACGATCTCGATGCGCGGCGAATCATCATCACCTGTGATTGGCCGCATAACTACGCGGATGCTGTACTTCGGGTCGATCTGAAGTGCGTTCATCGGCGCCACCTCACTTCGCCAGGACGGCGCGCACGGCCGCGTCTTTCGCTTCCAGTAGTTTGCGAAGCGCGACGGTCCGCTCAGGGTTGCGGGGAATCGTCTCGACGATCCACGCCTCCATGTCGCCGAACGGCTTTGAGACGACCTGCAGGTGCGCCGGCAGGTGTTCGTAGGCGAAGAACTGCATGATGTGCTCTGTCTCCATCTCGTCTCCTCACATGGGCCGGACCGCCGCCGCGGTGCCGGCCACGGCAGCGGGGAACAGCAGCGCGCGATCGTCATGGCGGCCGGCCGCGCGCTCCCCTTCGTGGTTTTCAGAAGTTGACGACGGTAAGCAGTTCCTTGAGACCGCTCGCATCCATCGTCTCGTCGAAGTACTTCATCTCGTCGAGCACGGCCTGGTCGGCGATCGCGGGGAGCGTCGGCGCGAAGAGCGTGATCACCGGCACACCCTCCCTGTCGGACAGGTCGACTTCGACCGGCACCGTGTACGTCGCTTCGCTGGCGCGCGCGTACTGCACCTTCACTTCGATGGCAGATGGCAGCGTCGTTTCGGAGGTGCCGCCCTTGATGGAGAGCTGGACGTTGTAGCCGTTCTGGCTGTCGCCCTCGGCGTTGAGGATCGGCTCGGACGCGAGGCGCACATCCTTCGAAACGATCAGCCGGCGGAACGACGCCATGACGAGCGCGTAGTCAACGATCGACGGCGAGAGCGTCTGGAGAGCGCGAATCAGCTCCTTGTGGCTGAGCGGCTTGCCGAGCACCGCCTTCAACGCTTCCCACTGCTGCGAGAGCACGCGGCCGTACTTGAAGAGATGGCGGCGGTCCTCGTCGTCGGGTGAGTACGTCGCGCCGGCGGAGGTGAAGGTGACGGTCTGCTGTTTGCCGGTCGGAACACCGAGGCGCTTCGCGTATTCGGCGACGAGCTCGGCGAACGACTCGACGGTCGAGACCGAGCCTTCGAGCTTCACGAAGCGCTCGATCTCGCCATACTTTTGCTCGGAGTCGTCGTAGAGGAACTGCCGGCCGTCGGCGAGTGTGATGAGCGAATCGCGGGCTTCGGCTGTCGATGTCGCCTGAACGTGGTGGATCGCTTCCGCGATGATGCCGAGGTTTTCGGGATCGATCTGTTGCATGGGCTACTTCCCTCCTTGTGCGACTGGTGTCGGTTTGGCGCCGAACATGCCCTGCGGCTGCACCATGTCCGGGTCGTCGGTGAATAGGTCGCCCTTCTTCGTGCCGTAGAGGCGCACGGGAGTGGGCTTCGGCTTCGGGAGCTTCACGTCGACGTCCGCGAAGATGTCGATCTGTCCGTCGTCCTCGGGGCTGAGGTCGATGCGGATCGACATCGAGGCTGGCTTCGAATGCCGCGAGACCGCGGCCACGGCGACCTGCAGAGCGTTCTCGATCGTCTGCTTGAGCGGCGTGGTGACTCCCTCGAAACGGGTTTGAATCATCTGCTCCAGCAGTTCGAAGGTGATCGTTTCTGCTGGCGCTGTTGTCTGCGTCATGGCGTGACTCCTTTTCCTTTTGTCGAACCGGCCGATTCGAGGAGGCGCCGCGGGTCTTCGAAGCGCGGCGGCTCCTTGAAGTTGCCGATCAACGCGCTATCGCATGGATCACCTCCTCGTGTTGTTCATGAGGTGGCACGTACCGCCGGCGCCGCGTGATGGTATGGAACCGCCACCTCGCGCCGGCGCGTGCGCAGTTTCGGAACTGATCGAGCGGGACGGTCGCAACGCACAGGTCGCACTCACCGATCCATAGATTCGGGCAGATCTCCCCGCGGTCGTGAACGTCGCCGCAGAAGCGGCAGCGGGGGTGCCAGTAGCCGCGCCGTTCTCCGATGAACGCCTCCGGTATTTCGCCGCGGACGAATTCGCGAACGGCCGCGACGAACTCGCGCAGCCAGGCGCGTGCTCGCGCAACGTGCTGGGCCGCCGTGGCGACGATACGGCGGACCAGCGAGATAGACCCACGCCGCGGGGAAGGTTCGCCAAGGTGGCGCGGGGAGTCCGTCGCCGCATTCTTGATGTCGATGGTGGTCATGCTGCGATCCCCGACCGCCACGCCTTGAAGTCCGGCATCTTGCGGACGCGCGACTGCTCCTCGGCGCTCATGTAGTAGCGGAACGTCTTTGCCTCACCCTCGCCAACATCGATGCAATTGATCTCGAATTTGTAGTAGCCGCGGGCTTCACGAAGACGCTCGCCCATGGCCGTTCCCGTCCGCTGTCCGAGCGCGTCGGCGATATCACCAAGGGTCGGCCACGGCATCGGGTCGGTGGCGAGATAGAAGGCAATGCGACGGGCAAGACCGATGCGTTCAGACATTCCCTCCTCTGGCGGCATCTGATCGGGCAGCCCCTTCCAGAAACTCGGAAGGTCGCACTTCGGATAGAGCATCAGGAAGCGGAGCGCCTTCATGACCTGCAGCGGCGTCAGCTCGAAGTTGAATGCGATGCGCCGAACCAAGTCACCACCACGGAAGTTGCAGGCCAGCGACTCGATGGGAATACCCGTGCCGTGTACGCACGGGCGGCCGAAAGCGATGCCGACCGTGCGCACCACGCCGCACTTCTTCATGTCCTCGGAGATGCGGTGGAGGCGGGTGCGATGGTCAGCCACGCTTCACCCCAGCTTGCTCAAGGACAAAGCGAACCACCTCGGCGACGTCCACGCCGGCGGCGAACTGCAGCGCCTCATCCTTCGTCCACTCGACGAGCGGATTGAACTCGGCGCCGCTGGTTCGTCCGCCACCGAAGCAGCGGAATCGTGAGCCAATCAGTTCGACGATGGCCCGCTCCGCATCGGTGGAGATATAGGCGATTCGAATCGTGCGAGTTGTGCTCACAACAGCACCGCCCCTCGCGCGACATGCGTCTCCCACCACGGCCGCGTCGCCTTGGTGATGTACTGGAGGAAGCGAAGTTGACCGGACTGATAGAGCGGCGCGTGGGCCTCGAACGTGGCGCGCGAGTAGGTCTCCCACGCATCCTGATCGGTCGAGACTGAGTGGAGCCTGTCGGCGTCAGCGCTATAGCCTGCGGCGCGCAGGGCGTCGACCGTGCGCACCAGGCTATCGCCGCGCACGTTCATCACCTCGGCCCACACATGCTCGCAGCGGTCGGCCCGAATTGCATCGCGCATCTCGCGGGCGAAATGCTCATAGTCGCCTTGCGGCAACGACGGGCAGATCATCCCGAAGGTTCGGTAGCCGTTGTCCTGAAGCCAGCGCAGCGACTCCAGCCGCTTCGAGACGAGCGCCGTTCCAACCTCGAAGCTCTTGGCCAGCGAGTCGTCGAGCGTCCCCGTGGAGACGCCGAAGATCAAGCGTCCGCGGTGCTGGCTGAGCGCCTGGGCGATCGACGGCAGCAGATTCGACTTCGACAGAATCCGGATGTGCCAGTGGGTCAGCTCGAGGATCAACTTGCACACCTCGATCGTCTCGTCGCGCAGGATGATGTTGCCGGCGACGTCGACCAGCGGCGACATGTAGAGCACGCGCTGGTCGGCCGGGTCGAGGTACTTCGGCTTGCCACTGTTGCCGTGGGTGAGTTGCCGACGCAGCGCCTCGATCGCGCCTTCGCGGCGGATCACGACGTCCTCGTGCGGCTGGTCGACGCCCTGCATGTGCGGCGACTTCCGCATCAGGTCCTCGACGTAGCAGAACTTGCAAGAGAACGTGCACGCGGAGCCAGCGGTGAACGTCGGTCCGTCGCAGAGGAGCTTGTGACGGAAGCCGCTCTTCATGTTCAGGACGGACTTTGCCGGCACGACGTAGACCCGCTTGCCGTTCATCGATTGGTTGGTGAGAGTCGCGGCCATCTACGCGACCTCCTTCGCGGCCGAGCACCGCTGACACTTCGCCGGCGCGAACGGACATTCACCGCCGCGGTGCGCCGCAGCATCAGCCGCGTCCCACAGCGCGAGGTGTGTCGCGCAGTTGCGCAAGTAGGTTCGGGCGAAGCGGTACGTCTCACGCTGCGTGGTCGCGCCTTCGGCGACGCAGCAGCGGCGGATTGGGGTGGCGGTCGGCATCTACGCGACCTCCTGCAGGAGCAGCGTCTTGAACGGAAGCCCCGCGGCATCTTCGATGGCCATGCGCCGCGTCCACTTCTTCGTCGCGCCGTCCCACTTGAATCCGGCGTCCTTCGCCTTGTCCTTCTCCTCGAATGGAACAATGGCCTGGAAGATCGCCTTGGGGCGCATCGCGCGGTCGAACATCGCCGGGAGATCGTTCATCCGGTCGAAAAGGGCGGCGATGAGTTGGCAGTCGTTGATCGCCCGATGCGCCGACGAGACGCCGATCCCGTGCTCGAGCGCCAGGTGAATCAGGCTCCCGGCCTCGCGCGTCGCGTTCGGCCAGGCGAAATCGAACGCGGTGCAAAGCCATGGCGGCGCGAGCCATTCGCCGCGGAACCATTGGCGGTCGAGCTCCGCGTGGTGCGCGACAATCACCTGGGCGTGCGAGCGCATCAGGGCGAGCGTTGCCTTCAGGTCGAGATCGAGCGCGGTCATCTCGCGGAGCGCGGCATCCGGGATGCGGTTGATCTTCTCCGCCTCGTTGGTCTCACCGGGAAGGAGTGCGGAGAACGACGCCAGCGGCGTCCGGCACGAAACCGAGTAGAGGATCGCGCCGATCTCAATGACGCGACCCGCGGCCGGATCAAGGGCGGTCGTCTCGGTGTCGACGATGAGGCAGCGGTTGATCATTTACGACTCCGCGCCCGCGCCTCTCTCGTCGTCGGTGGCGGCCGGCAGTCCGCGTTTGCGGCCAGATGTCGAGCGCCTGGTCTTCTTCGGCTCGTCGCCTCCTTCGCTCGCGAACTGCGAGATCTCGCGGCGAGCGTCGAAGAGTTTCTGTAGTTCCTCGATCGACTTCGATTCCTTCAGCGTATCGATGTGCGTGTCGAGGACCCCGAGGATGGTGTCGGCGGCTTCGGCGGTGATGGACTTGCTCATCTGGCTGCTTTCCTTTCGTTCCTACGCGGCGCGTTGGGCCGTGACGCGGGCGATCTCTCGCGCGAGCTGCGCGACCTTCATCTTTTGCGGTTCGGGAATGCCGAGGCCTTCGGCGAGGCAGATCAGTTCCGGCTTGTTCTGATGCACGTTGAAGACGACCTCGTTCTCGACGTGATCGGTGGCGGCGGCGATGACGCGCGCGAACTGATCGGGGTCAATGAGGCGCTTCAGGTCGGATGGCGAGACGTTCAGGAGGTACTCTGGCCCTTCGATGCCTTCGGCCCGCAGCGCCTCGATGGTCTTCTTGACGTCGAGGAATCGCTTCTCCGTCTTCTCGAAGATCGCGACCGGCAGGCCGCCGACCATGATGAAACCCTCAGCGTTGGCGTGACCCTTCAGCGCGTCGCGCCGCTCCTCCTGGACCGCGGCGGTGTAGATGAGGAGTGCCGCCATGTCCTCGATCGCATCGGCATACTTCGTGGTCTTCTGCGCGATCGGGCACGCGCCTTCGAGGAAGGGGCAGGTGCGGCAGTGTTCGCCGGGGGTGGCGGGGAAGTCGGTCAGCGATTCCACGAAACGCAGGCGCTTAGTGAGCACCTCGGCGAACTCGGCGATCTGATCCCGGAAGATGGTCAGCGTTCGCGTGACGCCCCACCGCACGAATTTGAATCGAATCTCCACGGCCATGGCGTCGGGATAGAGGTAGGTGCCGACGCCCCAGGCGTACTGCATTGCCTGCTTCCACCAGCGCAACTCTGGCTTCTCAATGTCCGACTGCGACGGTGCGTGGTAGTCGGTTTTCCAGTCATCGACGATGGCCATGTGTGAGGCGTGGTCAATGAGGATCTCGTCGAGCTGCATGCGGAGGAAGAGGAGGTGCCGCGGATGGTCCGCCGTGTCGCCGCACCACAAGCACCGCTCGTCACCGGGCAGCCGGCAGTTCGCGCAGGTGTTGCCGTCGGCGCATGCGCAGGCGGTGAAGCGATGCGCGAACATCGGGGAGTCGTACTCGAAGTCCGGATGCCACGGCAGAAGATGGAGATTCTCGTCGAGCGCGATGCCACCCTCGCGCATCAGGGACCGCTCGATGTCGATGCGTTCGTTCCCAACAAACTGCCGCGCCAGCATCGATATCTCCTCGTAGTGGCGGAGCGAGTGGCCGGTGATACTGAACGCTTCATCGACCAAGGAGCCGACGATTTCGATGTCGGAATGGCGCTGGCGCGTGATGCAGTGATTGCGGTACAGCTCCGCGAACTTGTGGAACGTTCGGCCGAATCCGAAGTTCTGCGCCTCCGGTCGCCGTTCGGCCCATTCCTGAATGAGGAGGAAGCGAGCCTTGCACTCATCGAGGTGACCGTGCATCGAGTGGGAATGAACGAACCGGTGGCTCATGCTGACGCCCCATTATTTTTCTTCGGTTGCGCGTCCCAACGCGCCCGCAACTCCGCGAGCAGGGAGGTGCGCGTCGTGAACTTCTCGCGCAGCGCGGTCTCGTCACGCTTCGGGATCTTGAGGGACTCGAAAGCCTGGTCGATTCTGGCGTCGAGCTCCCGGCGAGCGTCCGCGACGAGATCGGCCTGCTTGGGGAACTGCGCCCTCTTCGCCGTCACCGTACCGACGTTCCACTTCAGCGCCTCGGCCGCGGCTGTGAACTCATCCTCGAGATTCGGGTCGAATTGTTCCGGCTCCTGTCGCTCGCCGGCCGGAACCAACTCGTCCGGCATATCCTGCTCGGCCTCGATGATGTCCATCGGCGCGGCGACTTGACGCGATTCTGGCACCGGTTCACCTGCCGCAGCGAGACGACGATTGAGCCGAGTGCGCAGCGCTTCGACGGAGAGGTTCTCCGGGTAGAGGTGGATGATGTAGTGGGTGTTGAGCTTCCCCTCGAACTCCACCTTCTCGGCAACGCGCGACAGAACGAAGGGGATGTTGTGGATCTGCGGCGCGCCAAAGAGAGCCGCCGTCATCGTCTCGACCAGAGTCAGCGCGTCACGCATGTTGGCCGTGCCGTAGATCGAGCCTGTGTCGATCTGGAAGTAGCCCATGGGCGTAACGTCGGGGAGCATGAACCGCAGACGGGTGGTGAACTCCTTGCGGTTGAAGTCCGGGCATCCGCCGTTCGCGCACGGCAACCACGCCACCCACTCTCCGTTGATCTTGCGCTGCGCCTTGTCGCCATCGCCGTGGCAGAAGAGCTTCCCGGCCTTCCAGACCTCGTAATCGGTCGATAGGACATCGTCGCGCCTGGGAGAGATGAAGACGACGTTGTCGACGATCTGCGGGTTGGCGCCGTACCGCTCGGCGAACCGCTCGCGGATCTCTTCGGCGATCTTGGGGGGGATGGAGTCCTCGACGTCGAGGACGAAGTGGTCCGTCTCGCGCGGGTGATCCTTTTTGCCGGCCTCGGCGACGACGATGCCGAGTCGCAGCTTTGCGACACGCGGCATTGAGTTCTGATCCGAGAATCCGGCGATCGAGGTGAAGCGTGGACGGCTGGCTCCGACAGGAACCGCCGGTGAGTTTGCGGACATCTACTTGTTCTCCCTCTCGTATTCGGCGATCACCTCGCCGATGCGCTCGACCTTCTGTTGCGCCGATCGCGTCGTCTGCCGGATCACGTTCTTGATGTGCGCGATGACGCCCTTGAGTGCCGCGATCTGCCGCCGCTGCTGATCCACGATTTCGCGTGTGATCTCAGCGCCTGCCGCGGCCAGGGCGGGACTCTTCGCCGCGAGCTCGACGATGCGGCCGACGACTGGGCGTTCGCTCATCGTGCGGTCCTCTCGTGCAATTCACGACCGGACCTCAGATCGTGAAAGATCTCGTCGTCGTTGACGCTGATGCGGATGAACTCCTGGCCGCTCCAGACGTCGACTTCGAAGCATCCGGGCCAGTCGCTGGACATCCCGATGTAGATGAACTCCCGGCCCTCGAATGGATCGAGCAATGGTCGACCGCGCCAGTTGTAGATCGTCTTCCGGAGACCGAACACGACACCAGCGGGGACGCGTAGACGGTCGCCGAGCATGTGGACGGCGGTCATTAGATTGAGACCTCCAGATCCCCGGCCTCGATCAGTGCGCGTTTGCCGGCGTAGAGCTCGATGTACCGCACGGCCGAATCAATCTCGCGTGCCGCCTTGCGGATTTTCTCGGTGACGCTTTCGAGCATTGCTTCGCGGTTACGCTTCGTGCCCTTACGGATCGCGAATTTCTTGTAGCAGCCGTGCTGCGATGAGAGATTCACGACATCAGCGTCGGCGTAGTAGACGAGTTCGTGTTCCTTGATGACGTCCAGCTCGTCGAGGTTCGCGATGAAGATCAGGGTCCCCGCCAGGGTGGCCTCGGCCGGAGTGAACGAGAGTCCATGCGTTGGGTCGGTCCAGTAGGTATCCCGCAGCCGAATGTCGCCACCGCGATCGACCTTCGCCAGGAGTCGGCCGTCGAAGCACCAGTCGATATCGCCCCCAGCTTTGCGTCTGTTTTCCTCGCTCCATTGGAACGCGAAGTAGTCGCCCTCGCGGATGACGTGCTCCGCAGGAGAGCCGAGGTGGAGAACCGTGATAGTGCCGGCGCTCATCGCCCTGCCTTTCCTTCCTTCTCGCCGCGGATCTGCTCGAGCTTCTGGCGGACGGCGGCGCGCTTACGCATCGGGAGCGTTCGCTGTTGCGCCGGCTGGATGTCGTGCACCTGCTGAGGCGGATCGATTGGCGGACGTGACGTCGCGGGTTCACCGCGGAGCGGTTGCTTCGGCTCGCGGCCGAAGATGACGGAGAGTTCGCGAAGGACGCGGTTCATCGCGTCGTCTCCTCGTGCGCTTCCATCGCGCGCTCAATCCGCGTCGCGTGTTCGTCGAGAGCGGTGATCAGCCGCTGCGCGGTGTCGTAGAACGACGACGCAGCGCTGGCGATCCGCTCCGCCGAGGAGTGAATCGAATGTGCGGCTCGCTCTACAGACTCGGCTCCGATGAGAATGGTGTGGTCGCCCATCAGCGCCGCTCCTTCCCGCAGAACTTCGCCGCGTACTCGGCCGCCAGTTCCTCGGCGATCGCGCGCGCGTCGATGTCGTACTTCTTCGCGAAGCGCTTCCATCCGATGGCGCCCTGCTCGTCATGGAGATCACTGCACAGCCCGATGCCGTGGCCGACGTCAGACGCCTTGCGGGACATCGTTCGCTTGCCGCCCGTAGGCGTGTGGGCGAAGACGATGAGCGGTCGCCGCGAGTAGTCGGTGCCGATGACGGGCGAGCAGCGCGCGTGCTTCGCGCGTGACCGCAGCCGCACCTGGCAGCCGCGCTTGCGAACGAACTCGCGGAACTTCGCGTCGGGTTGCGAGACGTCCTTCGCCATGGCGAGGCGGTCGTAGTTGACGCGGTGAACCTTCGCGAGGCGCACGCCGCGGCGCGGCTTTGGCTGCGGATGGATCACGCCATGACCTCCCGGCGCCACGCCCGCCTGAATCGACGCCGCGACCTTCCGCATCTCCTCGCCCATCCTCTCCATGACGGAGTGACGTTCAGAGGCGAGGGACGAAGGCGTATGCGCCGGTCCACCGATCCCGATGGCGCAGTGCTTCAGGTGACGATCCGTTCCGCAGTCACTCGCGCAACGGCGGTAGTCCTCATCCGCGTTGGCGCGATGGACTTCGTAGGTGGGGCAGCAGGATGAGAAGGAGGAGGTGACGGGGATGTCGGCCGGCGCATCCCCGTCGTGAGAGAGAGAGGTAGCTTCAGCACTGGGTCCGAGGTTTGAGCAGTTGGAAGCCGGCAACAGCGCCACGGTGGGATCGTTCGCCCGTCTGAACTGCGGGCCTCCGAGGCCGGGCACTGAACTGGTGTACGATGTCGTCATGTAGTTGACCTTCTCAACAGCGTCCCGCCCCTTCGGTGCACATCACCGATTCGCAGCAACGGGACACAACGGGTTCTACTCACTTCACTTCCGCGCCGCCCGCGTCTCTTTCACGCTGGCGGCGCAACTGCTTTCGGGACCGACTTCGCATCAGCGAACCGCGCGAACGCGATTCGCTCAGGCGAGAGCGGGTATTCAGGCGGCGGCCTCACGGAGAAGCCGGTAGCACTTCACGTGACGCAACTTGTCCGACCCGTCCACGTGCCGCCCCTTGGTCACCTTCACGTTCTTCGACTGGTTGAAGATCGGATCACCGCACACGGTGCAGCGGTCGATGACGTCGGGACGCGGGAGGAAATGCGCCTCATCCTTCCACGGCGGGAAGTCGGCGCGGCCGTACTTCACGATGCCGCGCTTGAACAACCGCTTGGCCAGGACGAGCTGATGCGCCTTGAGGTGGTTCAGCCAGCCACCGCGGATGATCCGGGAGGTTCCGCCGAATGGGGTCATGCAGCCCTCCGACGATTTGCGACATGGGCCGGCACGCTCTGCCGCAGCGCCCGGCCACGCTCAGCGGGGAACAGCGACGCATGGACCCGCGGCAGCAGTCCAAGGTCTCCCCTTCGGGTTGTACGGATGGACTGCTTCCATCTCGGCAGAGCGACCGAATCACGGCTTTCGCGTTGATCCCCTCTGCCCGCCCACGTGGGAATCTCACGAGGGTGTAGCGCCTGGGTTTCGTCGGAAGACGTGACTCCGTTGCTCGGCGGGACGACGGTGGTCTGGACGACGCGCTTCACGCGACACCTCCGGCCAACTTCCGAAGCTCGATGAACCGCGACGCGCGCTTCGGCCCGATGCGCTCGCGCGTCACCCTCGCCTCTTCCGCGTCCGTGATCGCGCGGAGCGCGAGGAGTTGCGCGGCACCTACGCCGAGGTACTCCTCGATCTCGCGCGCGATCACTGCGGCGTCAGACGGAGAGAGGTGGCCGTCTTCGAGCCGCGCGGACACGGCAGAGAGGTAGTCCGAGAATTCCTTGGTCGCGCGGGCGACGTCGACGACCTTGACACCGGTGGTCGGCACGACCCGCACCGGCGGGATGAACCCCAACTCGGTGTTGATCCAGCGGACCATGGCGTAGGGGTCGGCGGCGGAGTCGAGGAGAGCGACGCGCGTCATCTCGACCACACGCTGCGCCGGCGACGGCGTACCGGAGCCGCCCTCTGTCTCGGCCGCGTTGCACCAGCGGTCGACGAGTTCGGGAGAGCGGTCGATCGCCAGGGCGGCGCGCTTGCGGCAGCCGTCCAGGGCGCGACGCGTCGCCTCATGAGGCAGCGTCACGGCTCACGCTCCATACATCCGGCGTTGTGGTAGCCGCGCCCGCCGCATGACCCGCAGGCGTCGCTGTGTTCCACCCCGCACCCACCGCAGCAGCCTGTCGCCGGGTTGACCGTGCAATCGGCGTCCGTGGTGTGTGGGAGAGGAATTACGGAAGAGACTGGAGGGCGTACTTCCGCAAGTGCACCGGCGGGCGCAACCTTGAGAGACAAAGCCGCGGGTGTATGCACCGCGCCCCACTCGCCGTTGGACCGCAAGATGCTGACCGGCAAGCGCAAATCGAACACGTCGAGGATCGTGCCGGCGATCATTTGGGCGTCGGAGAGCAACTCGTACCGACGGACGAACGGCGGGGCAGGGAGTCCGCGAGACGGGGTGCGCAGGCAGACGACGATCGACTGGTCGTTCACGCGGTCCGCCTTTTCGTGCCGAATTGTGTGCACGATTTCCGTGTACCTTGGCCACGAGCGATTACCGTGACCGGACGGCCCAGGAGGAGGCACGCCTCACAGCCTCGGGGGTGCTGGAATGTGTCGAAGTGCAGCCGGACCTCCGCGTGTGGGTGCGTCGCGCGCAACTGCTCGACGTGCGCCAGGCAGAGATCCACCGACGAGGGAAGCTCGGGGACGGTTACCTGCCAGCGGGCGACCGAGAAGATGCGCTTCATCTCAGGCCACCTTCTCCACGGGCCAGAAGTCATCGACGGTGTAGCGCTTCCGGCCGAGCTTGGACATGGCCATGGCTATTAGGGAGGCGCGACGAACTGTCGGCTCGCACTTACCGTGGCGCACGAGGAGCAGGTACCGATACGAAAGGCCTGTCGCCAGCGCGAGCCGCGTCGGGCTGATCTCGCGTTCTTTGATCTCCGATTCCAGTGGTGTTTCCACGATGCGTACTAAGTTACGTCCGTACGATCGTTCTGTCAAGTATTTTTCTACGTTTCATGTGAAACATTCGCCCGTTGGGTGCGACCCGACGAGTCTCGGGCGGTAAGATGTTTCCTGTGGGGGCGAATCGATCGGAGGTCTACCCGCACGGCGGAAAGGTCCGGGAGCGGCGCCTCTCGATGAGGCTGACGCAGGCGGAAGTCGCGCGCCGTGCTCACCTTAGCGAGAAGCGATACCAAGACATCGAGCGCGGCCTCAACACCTCGATTCGGTCGCTCCGGCAAGTTGCGCGGGCGCTGGAATGCGAAATCGAAGAATTGACCGGTAGGGAATCGATCCGCCAGATCACACCCTACGAGAGCAACCCCCGCTATCGCCTCATGATCGACATGCTCGAAACCGTAGACGACTCAGAGCGCGACGAGATCCTCGACCATGCCATCTGGTCGGCCGAGAGGGCGCGGCCACGCCTGCCGTCATCGAACCTCGTGCTCTTCCCGACGCGCGCCGGCGAGGATGGAGACTTTCCTCCACCGCCGATCGACCGATGGATCGAGAAGGACACCGACGTCCCGCGCCCGCTGCACGCCTGGGTCACGCCGATCGACGCCAGCGTCGCCGCCGGCGTCCCGATCGCTCCCGACGACTGGCTCATCCCGACGACGCAGCTCCTCAATTCGCTGCGGGAACTGCGCGACGACCGCGTGAAGGTGGTGAAGATCTTCGGGCACTCGATGCACCCGACGTTGCGGAACGGATGGAAAGTCCTACTTGATCCGAGTCGCTCGCTGTTCCAACCTGGGAAGATCGTGATGGTGTACATCCGCGACGAGGGGACGACGATCGGCCTTCTGGCGACCAGCGGCGAGGAGTTCAAGATCGTGAAGCGCAACCCTGACTACGGCGGCCCGCCGGAGATCCCGCTCCTGGCCGGAGAATGGTACCCGGTCGGGACGGTGACCACGATCGTCGAGGCGCCGGTGGAGGTCGAATGAAGGCATCGCTTTGGGCTCTCGGTTTCGCTGTGCTGTTCCCGCTGCAAGTTATTGCAGGGTGGAGGCTTGATGGCGATTCCAAGTACACTCCGCCGACGCCTGTGGCGAAGGAGTTGGCCGTCAACACCAGAACATTCCACGTGACTCGCGATGCCGCGTGGTCGGCGCTCGTTTCGTATCTGGCGGTTCACTCCTTCGGCATCGATCAGGTTTCGAAGGATTCTGGCCTGCTGACCTTGAAATTCTCCGCGCAGACGCCGGCCGATTACATCGACTGCGGTCTCATCAAGACGTGGGTTTCGAACATGAGGGGGCGCAGGGATTATGGGTTTGCGGGTGCTTCCGCGTCGGAGCGGTACGAATTTCTAGAAAGTGGCAAGCTCTACTCGAACGAGCGGTTCGTGACGCTCAGCGCGGGTGCGAACGTCTTCGTGACGAGCGCCGGCGACACGTCGTCAGTGCGCGTGAACGTGCGCTATGTGGCCCACAAGCGCATCATCAGGCACGTACCTCTCGATATGGACCCTCCTCTTTTGATCGAATCGGACATCACCTTTAACAGCGGCGAGGTTGGCTCGGACTCGAATGGGTCAGGAACTCAGTGCCTTTCGACGTACCGATTTGAGCGCGAGCTTCTCGACGGAGTGGAAAAGGAGATCGCGAACCAAGCGCCGCAGAAATGATCCGCCGCCATCTCATCGTCGCCAACATCCTGCTCGCGCTGATCGTGTTGGTGATGGTGTGGAACAGGGTGCGCCCGGCGCCGGCGAGGTTCACGCAGTGGCAGTACGTCATCGTGAGCGTGGAGGACGAAAAACTCATCGCGGAGATGAACGAGATGGGCGCCCAGGGGTGGGAACTGGTCTTCGAGCGCCGCGCGATCGCTGCGGATTCGCCGTCCGGGTCGAGGGAACCTTCGTACGAGATGATCTTCAGGAGGCCAATCCAGAAGGGTCTCTTCGATTGATCCGCCGCTACCTCCGCCGGATCGAGCTGCAGATCGGAAACGTGTTCGGTCGGCCGAGCGGCCTCCCTCCCATGGTGCAGTACGTGGGCATCGAGCTCGACTCCGAAGAGGAGCCGGACCTGGACTTCCTTGCGCGCAACGCGCTCGAGCCGGCCGCGGGGCTGACCGACGCGCAGCTCCGCGCCAGCGGCGTCGACGGATGGGAGTACATGGCCATGGGCGACACGCGCTGGAATTGAACGCGGAATAATCGCGACACCTTTTCGTGCGGAGTTCCTGTACACTTTCTCGCGCTGAGCCCGTCGGACGGTCCGCCGGTCTCCCCTACAGCGCATGCAGCGCACGCCAGTCTGCGGCACCGCGGAACCGGAAGTCGATCCGGCCGCGCTTGCTGTCGCTGAAGAGTTCCTGTCCTTGAGGGACGTGCCCCACCGTCCGGAGTTCCGACCATCTCACCTCGCCCAGGACCTCGGAGGAACGAAGCGCACCTGGCAGCGCCGGATGAAGAGCGGCGAGATCACCGCAGTCCGCGACGGCCGGGACTTCGTGACGTTCTGGCCTTGGCTGGTGCGCTACTACGCGGCGCGGCAGACCGCCGTCGAGATGAACTAGCCGCTCGCCGAAGAAAAGCGCGCGACGTTCGCGGCGTCTTGCGAGGTCGAGCGACGCTGGCGCCGTCATGCGTCACGCGCAGTGCGCAAGTATCTGCGCGCACATGCATGTAGCCGACCAATCGCCAGAAAATAAGGCGAAGCAAGCCCCAAGAGCCCGCAAATCAAAGAGAACGCCGCGCTTCTCGATCTACTCGGGCTATCACCTACATCTCGCCCGTAAGGCGCTCGAAACTCTCGACAGTGCGCCGGGGACTCTCCGTTCCGAACGCTGGGCAATCTCGCGGCTGCTGCGCCGCCTGAATCAAACGCTCGAAGTCGTTGATAGGAAAGAACGTGCAAACCGAATCGCCTAGATATCTTCCGCCGAACCCTTTACATGTAGCGCGATTCCGTCATCATGACGACAGAATCCACACACTGCCCGCCGGTAGATCCAGCCCCCACGAGTATCCGCCAGACGGTGAGGCTGTGCCCGACAACGTCTACGACATCGCGGTGCGCCTGCGGGAGCGCCGGCGCCGGCAAGTCGATGCGGCGACCGAGCTCTACGCCGATCTGCGAGCGGAATCGGACACCCATCTGCGGCTGAACTCGGCTCTCCTTCGTGAGAAACTGCGCGAGATCAGGGAGGACTGGGATAGCAACTGGGTCCGTCCCTTCGACGGCTCATCCGAGTTGGCGACCTGGCTACTCGACTACCACAAGGTTCTCGCCTACGTCGAGCGTAACTGCCCGATGTGTCAATCAGATGGGCATGGCTCTGACGGTCTGACCGGATGCGTCCTTGACGTGGTCCTCGTGGCCTGCGATCGGAATGCCCAGCGCCTCGACGGCGGAACCGCGGATGGCCTGAACAAGCAGCTCGGCAGCGCCACGGCGCGCCGCCGGCTCGCGGCCATCGTGCCCGGCGCCGACAAGCGCGCGCGCCAACGCCTGGCGGCGATCAACACCTCGCTCCTCGAGGTGCGGGAGCGGCTGAGGTCAGTCCCACACCGTTCCACCTACAACGACGGTCGCGACATGATCTGGTACCGGTGCAACCTGAAGGGCCCGTCGGATCGGCGCTACCTCCTCAGGGAGTGGTGATCGCGAGGGCCTAAGATGAAGCTCGCCTTCAATGAGATCCACGCCGACGAGTACTCGGAAGCAGCAGAAGCCCGGGACCTCGGCGCGCTGATCATCGAACAGGTCGGCGAGCACGCTCACCTAGGCGACGCGCGGATCGGCTACATCTTCCGCGACGACGAGATCCGGCGGCACGGCAAGGTGACGTGGGCCGAGGCCATCCTCGTCGAGCGCATCCTGCAGGCGGACAAGCGATGGGGCCGGTTCGTGAAGTGGGCCATCCTCCGCGTGCTCCCGCAGTTCGGCGAAGAGTTGCCGGACTTCCTCATCCTCATCGACCGGAACATCTGGTCAGGGCTCGACCTCGAGCAGAAGATGGCGCTCGTCGACCACGAAATCTCGCACTGCTCCGTGGCGAGAGAGGATGACGGCGAGACGCCGAAGATGCACAAGGACGGCTCACCGGTGTGGGCGATCCTCGGCCACGATGTCGAGGAGTTCACGGGAGTGGTCGAAAGGCGGGGCCTCTGGAACGAGGACCTCCGCGCGATGGCCCGCGCAATCATCGACCGGCTCTCGAGCGAGGCCACGGACGAAGAGGCGGTCGCGTAGATCATGCTCCCCTACCTGCAGTCCTACAACGACCCGAAGATTCAGAAGGCATACGAGCGGTCACTCGCCGGCGAATCGCTGCGCCACATCGCAAAGGCGCTGCGCATCTCACTGAGAACGCTCGCCCGCCGGTCGAAAGAGGACGGATGGATCGAGGAGCGCAAGGCGCGCACACTGGCAACGGAGTCGCCGAATGTGGCAACGGCGGCAACGGCAGTGCAAACAGGCGTTGCCACCGCAGACGAAAGTCCTGTCGAATCAGAGACTCGCGTGGTGGGCATGGAGCGCATGCTGCGCAGCCAGCAGCGAATCGCCGGCATGCTGCGCAGCGCCTACCAGCGTGACCTCGAAAGCACGCTCTCGGCGGCCGAGACGGCCGGCAAGCCGCCGACGCGGGCGCAGATCGCACAACTTGTGATCCTCGGCAACAACGTGCTGGCCATGGAGCGCAAGGCGTGGTGCGTGCCGGACAAGATCGAGACCAAGGACACGACGCCGACGCCGGCGGACCGCGCGCGTTCGCTCACCGATGAACAACTCGAACGAGAGCTCGCGGACGCTCAAAGAGCGGAAGTTGCTGCTGCTTCGCGAGAAACTCCGGCGCCGAGCGTCAACTAGCCTTCACGAATTCGTAGCCCAGGCCTGGCACGTCGTAGAGCCGGCGACGCCCTTCGCCGACAACTGGCATATCGGCGCGATCTGCGAGCATCTCGAGGCGGTGCACCGCGGTGAGATCCGGCGACTCCTGATCAACATCCCGCCGCGGTTTCTGAAGTCGACGACCGTGTCGGTGATGTACCCCGCGTGGACGTGGATTCATCGGCCGGCGCACAAGTTCCTCTGCGGCTCGTATGCGTTGAAGTTGTCTATTCGCGACAACCTCAAGATGCGGCGGCTGGTGCAGTCGCCGTGGTACCGAGAGCGGTGGGGCCGAGGGTTCAACCTCGTCGATGGTAGCGACTGGGGCGATCCAGACGGCTTCGAGATGACGTCGGATCAGAACCAGAAGATCCGCTTCGAGAATGACCGCAGCGGCTACCGCATAGCCTTCGGCTTCGAAGGCGGAGTGATGGGTGAAGGCGGTGACGACGTCATCGTCGATGACCCGCATGACCGCGACAGCGCGCACTCGGACGCCGAACGCGAGTCGTCGATCACGACGTTCAAGGAGGCGATCACCACCCGGCTCAACGATCCGGCGAAGTCCGCGATCATCGTGGTGATGCAGCGGCTTCACGAGCACGACCTATCTGGCCAGGTGCTTGCGCAGGGCGGGTACGAACACCTGCTGATGCCCATGCACTTCGATCCAAAACGGTCGAAGCGCACGGTAGTTGGCTGGAGCGATCCGCGGACCGAGACTGGCGAACTGCTTCACCCAGCGCGATTCACCGAAGAGGTCGTGGCGGAGTGGGAAGCGAACCTCGGCTCCTATGCGGCAGCAGGGCAGCTCGAGCAGATGCCGGCGCCAGCAGAAGGCGGGATTCTCAAGCGCGCGAGTTGGCGCTTCTACAACGACGACGTCGAGCCGCGGCTGCCGGAGAAGTTCGACTTCGAGCTGCAGTCGTGGGACATGGCCTTCAAGGGCCTGAAGACATCGAACTTCGTTGCCGGCCAGGCATGGGGCAAGTTGGAAGCCAATTGCTTCATGAAGCCCGACGAGGTCTACGCGCAGTTGGATTTCCCTGGAACGTGCGAAGCCTTCGTCACCTTCTCCGACCGACACCCATACGCGACGAAGCTCGTCGAGGACAAGGCCAACGGACCGGCGGTCATCAGCACGCTCAAGGGCAAGATCCCGGGGATCATCGGCGTCAACCCCGACGGCGGCGCGGAAGCCGTGGCGCACTCGGTAGCACCCTACGTGGAAGCCGGCAACGTCTGGCTGCCGAACCCATGGCACGCCCGATCCGACAAGGACGGTCGCGTGCCGGCCGGCAGCGCGGTGCGCGAGGACAGGCGTTGGGTGCTGCGCTTCATCGAGAACGCGGCGAAGTTCCCGAACGGATCAATCCCGGCTGGGTCGCACGGGGACGATGTCGTGGCAGCAACGCAAGGGATTCATCACCTGATGCACAAGAAGCGAAAGGCCTGGGTGCATTGAAGATTCCAGCGGCGCTCCGGCGCTTTTTCTGCAGCCACGCCGTCGTAACCCTCAGCACGATCGGGCCTGCGCTCGTCACGAGCGGGAAGGTCGTCATTCCGGGCGTCGAGATCACATGCGCGCGCTGCGGTGAGTTCTGGCACGCCGAGCTCGACGCAAGTGCCGCCGTCAACGCAGGACTGGAGACGAGATGAAGATGGGCAATGCGCACGTCACCGTCTCGGTTCCGCGCTGGCGCATCGGCGCCGCGCATGCATTGCTCTTTGCGGCGTGCATCTTCGGGGCCGGTGAGTCGCAGGCCGTCTGGTCGAACATCGGCGCGTTCCTCGCGCGCGGCGCGAAGATCGAGTTCATCACGCAATGATCTTCCCCGGCGGCGTGAGCCGCGCATCGGCCGAGCGCAGCGCGTTGCGCCGTCCGAACATGCCGTCCTTCGCTCGCTCGGCGCCGGCGCCGATAACGTGGGGGCAGCTCGAGGAGGTCCTCAGCGGCTCGGCGGGGCAGTATTCGGGCCTGATCTCGAATGCCCGCGCGTATCGCGAGAGCCCGTGGATTCAGCCGACGATCCACGCTTTCGCCGCGGCGCTGGCGGCCAGGCCGTTCCGAATGTTTCGGCAGCCGGGCGAAGAAAAGGAGCGGGTCCAGCAGCACTGGCTCATCGATCTGATGTCGCGGCCGAATCCGGCGGCGAAGCTCAGCGAGTACCGGCTGAAGTACGAGACCTTCGCTCTCTACGACTTCGACGGCGAGGTGTTCTGGTACCTGCTGCGCCACGGCAAGCCGAAACCGGGCGCGGTGAACCGTGGAGATATCGAGTCGATCACGATCTTCCGCAAAAACGAGGTGCGGCCTGTCATGCGGCAGGCGACAGCGGAGTTCCTCGGTTGGGAGATCTCGATCGACGGGAAGCCGTACTTCGCCGACCGCGATGATGTGGTGCACTTCCCGCAGTTTGACCCGCTGAGCAATCGACCGCCCTTCAACCCGTTCACAAGAACCGTGCTCGAGCCGGCGCGCGGTCGTTCGTCGCTCGACTCGAAGCGCCTGGCCATCTCGGCCGACATCGCCGCCGCGCGCTACAACTTCGAGTTCTTCAACCGCGGGATCGCGCCGAACATCGCCTTCGTCACGAAGGACGAACTCAACGAGCCCGAAAAGGACCAGTTCGAAGACCGGCTACGCGCGCGACTCGTCGGCAAGAGCGGTGCTCCTCTCGTGCTAGGCGGCGACTGGACGATCCAGGACCTCAAGGCCAACCAGAAGGACGCCGAGTTCTCACAGGGCCGCGAGATGGCGCGCGCCGAGATCATCGCCGGCCGCACGCCGCCGCTTTTTGTGGGCAAGGACGACGCGAGCTACGCGAACGCGCAGTCGCAGGTCCTCGCGTGGTGGGAGATCATCGCGATCCCCGCCATCATGTTCTTCTGCGCCACGCTCGACACGTACCTCCTGGGCGCGGAGGCGGACGTCTGGACCGATCTCGCCACCGACGATGTCGAGGCGCTACAGGAAGCGAAGCGCGCACGCATCACCTCGGCCAAAGAGATGGCCACCGCGCGCGTCCCGTGGGATGTGGCGGCGAGGACCACGGGCGTGGAGATGGAGTCGTTCGAAGGATCAGACGTCGCCTTCGGGGCGGCAATGGATGTGCCGGTCACGGACATCATCAGCGCTCCGTCGGAAGTCGCTCCGGCTCTCGGTGCAGCACCGACAGCCGCGCCGTCGCCCGACCAGGCGGCACCAGTCGCAGCCGATGCCGCAACCGGCGTGCTGCTCAACGGCGCGCAGGTCACCGCGGTTACCGCCATTGTGGTGGCCGTCGCCGCCGGCGAGATCCCGCGCGATTCCGGCATCGGTCAATTGAAGGTGCTCTTCAACCTCAGCGACGCGCAGGCCGAACAGATCATGGGCTCGGCCGGCAAGTCAGATGTCCCGACGACACCGAACCCGAACCCAGCGGCCGCCGCACCGCCGGAGCCGACGCAGTCGACGACGACGCCCGCTCCGCAGCCGCGGTACATCCGCGTTGTCGCGGCGATCGCTGACTCGGTGCGGATGGCTGGGCCGTTCGATTACGCTTCGACGCAGGTCAACCTCGAAGGCGACGCGGCGAAGAAACTCGTGGCCATGGCCGCGGCGGTTCCCGACGACGCAATCGCCGAGAAGGGGCGCGAGACTGATCCGCACGTCACGGTCTTCTACGGACTCGATCCGAGCGTGACGGCCGAGCAAGTCGCCGAGGCGCTGGCGAATTCGGACTCCGTGCTCGAGATGGTGGACCGCGGTGGCGCCTCGATGACGCTCGGAAAGACGAGCGTGTTCACAGCCGAGGACGTGAAGGCGCTCCGCGGCAAGGCGGTCGATTACGACGTCGTGGTCCTCGACATCGACTCGCCGGATCTGGTGCTGCTCAACGGCGTGATCGGCAACGGCAACCTCGGGGCCAAGAGCACGGACGCCGCCTACGTCCCGCACGCAACGCTGGCCTACGTGAAAGCCGGCCGTGGGGCGGAGTTCGCCGGCGACGACGGGCTGGCTGGCGTGGTGGTGAAGTTCGACGAGATCCAGTTCAGCGACACCGACGGCAACCTGACGCCGATCAGTCTCGCGGCCGCGGTGAAGACGCGGCGCATCTCGCGCATTCGCGTCGTGAGCGAGATGCCGGCCGTCGCCACGCGCGCGGCCGACGAGGCAGCGCTGCAGGCGATTCTCCAGATCATCCGCGGCGACGACAAGGAGTTGCAGGGCCTCGTGCGGCGCTTCCACATCCGAATGCTCAAGGAGGGCGCGAAGCAGGCGCTCGCGTTGGTCAAGCCGAAGGCGGCGATCACGAGCATCGTGCCCATCGACAACCCGTACGTAGTGGAGTTCCTCAAGACCCGGGCAAACCTGATCACCAGCGTCAACAAGACGACGGCCGAGCAGATCCTCCAGGCGGTCAAGTCCGGCATCGACGCCGGCACGACACCCGAGATCATCGCCAACGACATCCGCGACGTGTACAACCTGCGCGGCACGCAGGCGAAACTCATCGCGCGCCAGGAAAACGGGACCGCGCTCAACGGCGGGCGGTTTATCCAGTTCCAGGAAGAGGGCGTCGACGGGCTCGAGTGGCTATCCAGCCGCGACGACAACGTCCGCGAGTCGCACGCGCCGAACACTGGCGTCGACGGGGAGATCGTGACGCTGGGCGACGCGTTCTCCAACGGCTGCCGGTACCCGCAGGACCCGCAAGGCGAGAAGAAGGAAGTCATGGGATGCCGCTGTGTGAGTCTGCCCGCGCAGGTCGGCGGCAACCGCAGCTCGATCCTACCGACCGAGAAGCAGCGCGCGAACTACTGGCGCGCGTCAGTCGTCGTCACCTCGCGCTCGACGGAGAAGCAGTTCAAGGGCGCGTTGCAGAAATACTTCAACGATCAGCGCGGGCGTGTGCTCGCAAAGGTGGCGGAGTTGTTGGCGGCGTAGCTACTCCGGCAGATCAGCAACTCAGGCTGCGTGACGTCGAAGGTTTTGCACGCCGCGCCCGGCCAGATCTTTTAGAAGCGCTGCGGTTTGGATGCGGTCCGCATCATTCAGCAACGCGCGCGGAACGGAAACATCAACCATTCCCAATCGACCGTCGATTCTGCACTGAAACGTCAGCCGGATCGACTCCGACACTCCGAGGATGACCGGCAGGCCGTCACCATCGCGAACGAGTTCGCCTTCGTTGTCGATCTCGTATGTCCAATCCGGTCGCGCTGAGACGTAGATCACGTCCGCGACGTCAACGTCGGCGAGCAGAGACGCGGCCAGATCGCAATCCGGGTCGCCTAGATACCTGAAGTCCGAATCGGCTCGTTTCATCGGCTGCATTCTACAGGAGAGCCCACATGCCTGAGATCCTTCCGCACCCCAAGCGCGGCACGATGGAGATCGGATCCGAGAGGATCATGCCCATCTTCGGGCAAATCCGCGCGGCCGAAGGCGCAAGCAACGACAACCCCGTCGTGACCATCATCGGCACCGACGGCAGCGAGGACCGGCACGGCTCGGTCATCAACCCGCGCGGCTGGCAAACGGCCGCCTATCTTCGTAACCCCGTGGCACTTTGGTCCCACGGTGTCGTGGAAGAGTACCCGGCGCTCGGCCAGACGGTCTCACTCCGTTCCACCGGCGGAGCGTGGGAGTTCGACATCCGTTTCGCGCTCGGCCCGTGGAAGAACATGCGCGACAACCTCGCGCAGTTCCTGTGGGAGTGGTTTCGCGACTTCGGCGGGCCGCTCGCCGCCTCCGTCGCCTTCCTGCCGAAGAAGTGGCGGGATCGCCAGGCCACCGAGATGCCGACGTACTTCTCCGAGAACGTCGAGTACGAGGATCAGGAGTTGACTGAGATCAGCTTCGTCAACGTGCCGTCGAATCGCAACGCCATCGCGAAGGCGATCGAGCGTGCGCGTTCAGCCGGCACCTTCACGGACGGCATGGCCAAGATGCTCGGCTTCCGCATCTCGCCGATCGTCATCGAGCACGGCGCGACCCCGCTGCCGCCGGTGGTCATCATCGAGGGTGAATACTCCCAGCATGAAGGTCAGGAGATCCGCGAGCGCGTGCTCGCAGCGTTGGCGGCCCATCGGAACGGTGAGCCACTCATCCTGTCCGACAAGGTGAAGATCTACGCCGATCTGCGTTCCGCGTTCGGCGTCCAGCCGGTGGCTGCCGCTGGCGAACGCATGCCGCTCGCCCGTCTCCGCCTGATCGTCACCAACACGCGCGAGGCGATGCGCTACTGCTACCCCATCGACTCGTGCTGCCCGCCGAATTGCGTCGACTACTGCGACCTCTGCGGCGCCATGCCCGACTGCTGCAACTGCGACGAGGTCCTCACCGGCGACGCAGCGACGGCCGAGCAGCAGACCATCGCTGCCGAAATCGACGCGCTCTCCACCGAGCTGACCATCGCCCTCGCCGGCTGGGACTCGGCCGAGCACGACGCGCTGCGGAACTGGTGTTCGATCCGCGTCATGGACATCATGTGGGGCATCGATCGCCTACTGCGCTACCAGGACTACTGGTATCCCGACAATCAGCCGGCCGACACCGCAGCCGTCGCGGCCGACCAGGTGCGGAAGTTCATCGCCGACGTCGAGGCCGACGAGGCGATCAAGACGATGCTCACCGAGCGCGCGATCGCGCAGTCCACACGCATCGGCGCCGAGCTCTCGGCAAAGAACCAGGCGCGCATCCGCGCCATCCACACGTCGCTCACGCAGGCGCTTGACACCTGCACGGTGATGCTCGGCATCGCCGACACCGGCGACGCAACGCCGGCGGAAGACGGCACGTCCGATACCGCCCGCCACTTCATTCGCGTGAAATCTGGCTCCCCCTCTGACCGCAGAGAAGAGGGTGCGGGTCAACTCATTCGCGTCTCTGCATCGGACGCTCCGGACGCTGGCGCCGGAGGGCGGTCCACCCCGCAGGACCAGCAGGACCTCTACGGCGGCGACGTTCTTCGCGTGACCCGCTCGTAGACCACCCCCCACCACAGCAGCACGCAGTACCAGCGACCCGCCGCGAGGTGGGCGCTTTTGTTTTGGAGAGAAAGCCATGCCCGCAGCCGAAATGAAGTTCGACGACGTCGTCCTGGGCGTCGCCAAGGAGCTGACGACCAAGGAGCGCATCGCCGAGTTGCTCGGTTCGCCCGAGGGCCGCTCGTTCCTCGCAGGCCTCATCAACACCGCCGTCGATGACGTCAAGGCCAAGCTCGGTTCCGAGATCGCCGAGGAGCGCAAGCTCCGCACCGGCGCCGAGGAAGCCGCGGCCGATCTGATGAAGCGCTTCGAGAAGTTCGAGCGCCAGATGACGTACGACCGCGAGTTCGGTTTCCATCGCGGCCTCGACGGCAGCATCCAGCCGAGCGTCTCGCGCGACGGCGCCGACAAGCTGATCACGCTCGTCCGGGCCCTCCGCGACAAGGACATCGAGAAGATCCGCGCGGTCTCGACCGGCACGAACTCCGAGGGCGGCTACCTCGTTCCGACCGAAGTCGCGAGCGAGGTGCTGCGCCTCATCCCCACCACCGGTCTCTATCCGCAGATCGCGCGGCCGTGGCCGATGGGCGCGCAGAAGGTCAACATCGGCGCGGTCCTCTCGCAGATGCAGGCCTACTGGCCGAACGAGAACTCGCCCATCACCGAGAGCTTCCCGACGTTCAGCAAGACCTCCATCGAGGCCAAGCTGCTCGCCGCGCTCATCCCCGTTCCACTCACCCTCATCGAGGACTCGAACCCCGACGTCGGCCAGCTCATCGCTGATCTGATCCGCGAGTGCATCTCGCTCGAGATCGATCGCGTCGGCATCGCCGGCAAGACGGCCGCCCACGGCGGCACCGACGTCTTCGACGGCCTGCTCTACGCCGACTCGGTCGTCGCGAAGGTGCTCCCGGCCGGGCAGACCCACGTCTCCGACATCACCGGCGACGACCTACTCGATCTGCAGACCGCCGTCCCCGACGGCGCGCGCGACGGCTGCTCCTACCTGCTGTCGCCGACTCTCTTCGACGCCATCCGCAAGACGAAGAGCTCGACCGGCGAGTACGTCAAGGCGCACTTCATCACCGACCCGACGGGCAACCAGCCGGGCACGATCTGGGGCCGGCCGTACTTCCTCACCGAGCGGTTGCCGGCGTACTCGACGTCCGTCCAGGCGTCGAAGCGCACCGTGTCGTACGGCAACTTCAAGAAGTGGGCGATCTACGGCACCCGCCGCGAGCTCGCCATCGCCACCTCCGACGTCGCCGGCGACGCGTTCAAGAACGTCCAGCTCATCATCCGCGGCATCACCCGCGTCGGTCTGACCTCCTTCGGTCCCGCCCTCGCGGAGCTCGAGACCGCGGCGGCGTAGGCCTCCCCGTCTCGACCATTCGCCTGACGTTCACTCTCTCGTGAGATGGCGCATGGCTACGTGCCGGCGCCATCTCGCCTCGCCTTCCACCCTCATCGGCAACGGAGGACTCGATGCCGTACGACAAGAATCACACCTTCTACCCCGATCCGATCACGCTGCCGGATGCGCAGATCGCGTTCCAGTACATGACCGCGACCGAAACGCACACGGCGTTCGATTTCGAGAGCGCGCGCGAGCTGATCGCGACGCTCAAGGTCAGCGAGTTGCTCAAGACCGCGCTCAGCGGCTCGAACAACGACCTCGTCTTCATGGCCCGCGTGGCCGGCTCGACGCCGACCGTGCGCATCGCGTACGTCGATCCGTCGGCGAACAACGCTGCGCTCGGCATCGTCGTCTCGGGCCAGGACATCACCGTCAACCTGGCCACCGGCGTGGCCGGCGCGATCACCACGACCGCTGCGCAGATCAAGGCCGCGATCGAGGCCAACGCCGAGGCGAACGCTCTGGTGGCCGTGGCCCTCGCGCCGTCCAACGACGGCACCGGCGTCGTCACCGCGCTGTCGCAGGCGACCCTCGCGGCCGTGGCCGGCACCAACCCCACTCTCGACGTCAAACTCCAGTGCTCGACCGACGGCGGGGTGAACTACTTCGACGTCGCGTCCTTCGCGCAGAAGACGACCGTCGGAGTGGAGGGCAAGCTGTTCACGGGCGTCACGATGAAGGGCCGCTGGGTCCTCACCATCACCGGCACCGCGGAGTTCGCGGTGGCCATCGACGCCGTCTACCGTCCGAACGCGTAACGTGAGACGCCGCCCATGCCCGCATTCGAGTTGAACGCCACGGTTCACTACGGCTACCTGCGAGCGCCCGGGGTCTACGACGATCTGTCGGAGGCCGACATGCGCGCGCTCGGCAAGTACGGGCGGCGAATCGACATCCCATCTGAGGCGCCGGAGGTCACACCTTCGGCGCCTCCGTCGGTCACGGAGGAAGTGCCACCACAGACCGTACAGGTACCGAGCGACGCGACCCTCGACGCCCCGCCGCCGGCTGACGCGTCGCCCATCTCCACGGAAGTTCCACCTGCTGCCAGCGCAACGCGACCGGATGAGGCGTCGCCGCGCCCGCCGGATGCGGGCCCATTCCACTGTCCTGCCGACGGCTGCAAGTTCAGCGTCGGACGAAAGCACTTCCCCACCGCGGCCGCGCGCGACGCGCACCGCACGCAGAAGAACCATTAGGCGGCGACCAATGTTTCGACGAATCCCCGCAGAACGCGACCGCATGATCCGCCCGGGCGACAGGCAAATTCGCGCGCGCGACGTCGACGGCGATATCCAGCGCGTCGACGACCAGGTGTCAGCGCCGGAAGGCTGCCCGGACCTGAGCGACAGCGCCGCAGAACCGAAGAAGAAGCGTCGCCCGAAGAGTAACGGAGAGAGGTGAGCCATGGGCTTCAAGCCGAACGAGAATCGCGCCAACTATCAGGAGCCCATCCGCATCGCCGGGGCGCAGGTAGGTCCGCGCCTCATCGGCGCGAGCGAGACGCTGCCGTGGTTCAGCACCGAAGAGCCACGAGAGTTGATCTCCGTCCTCTCCGTCTTCGAGTACCTGACCACCAACCTCGCCGGCACCAACAACGACCTGACCTTCTTCGCGCGGCTATCGGGTGATCAGAACATCACGATCACCTTCGTCGACCCCGGCGGCGCGACATCATCGCTTTCGGTGGAAGTGGTCGACACGGACATCACCGTCACGCTCGCGCGCGCGGCATCGGCCATCATCAGTAAAGCAAGCGAGGTGAAGGCGGCAATCGAGGCCAGCCCGGAGGCCTCGGCGCTCGTCTCTGTGATCCTGGCCGCCGGCAACGACGGCACCGGAGTGGTGACGGCCATGACGTCGACGCCGCTCGCCGGTCCCGCGGGAACCCTGCCAACCCTTGATGTCGAGTTCGAAGCCAGCATCGATGGCGTGGAGCCGTACAGCATTGGCGCCACCTTTACCCAGAACACGGCGGTGGGCATCGAGGCCGGGTACTTCGACAGACTCGGCATCTCGGGACGCTACAAGTTGACTCTCGGCGGAACCAATCCCGAATTTGCGATCGGCATCGTGACGGTGTTCAAGCCATGAAGAAACTGATCATCATCGCGCTACTCCTCTGCCCGTCCCTCGCCGCGCAGACAGCCAGCAACAAGCCGTATGGCATCGTTGCCATGTCGAGTACTCCAGGAGCGTGCCGCATTGGTCAGCCCGTGGTGATGTACAACCACGCGCTCTACATCTGCGACGGGACCAACTACCAGGCGCTGAGCGGTGGCGGCGGATCGGGCGATGTCGTCGGGCAGGCGTCATCGGTTAACAATGAGGTCGTTCTCTGGTCCGGCACCGACGGCAAACACATCAAGCGGGCGACAGGCAGCGGCATCGCGAAACTCGCGTCGGGCGTGCTTTCGGCCGGCGCCGCGTCGACGGACCTGACGGACGCGGCCTCGCTCGTTACCACCACGACGATCACGAACTTCACGCTCTCTCCGAGCTTCAAGATCATCACCGTTCAGCCGGTGACCGATCTCGTGACCGCGACGTTCCGCCGCCTATCGGCTGCGCAGACCTCGCACTTCCTCGACCTACAGGACGAGGCGAACGGTGTTCTCACCTTCTTCGACAAGACGGGGAAGTTCAACGGCGACGTGATCGGCAACGTCACGGGCAACGTGTCTGGCTCCTCTGGATCGACGACCGGCAACGCGGCGACGTCTTCCGCCGCCGATCACACCCCTACGGCATGCGGCGCCAATACCTTCGCGCAGTCCCAGTCGACCGCATGGGCGTTTACGTGCGCTGGGGTGTCACTCACCGCTGCGGTCTCCGGCATCCTGCCGGGCGCGAACGGCGGTACGGCGAACGGCTTCATGGCCTTCAGTGGGCCGGCGTCATCGCTCAAGACGTTCACGCTCCCGAACGCGAACGCCACGATCCTCACCGACAACGCGGCCGTGACGGTTGCGCAGGGCGGGACGGGTCTGGCCACGCTCACGACGAACAACGTTATCCTCGGCAACGGTACCTCCGCGCCGTCATTCGTGGCGCCTGGTACGTCCGGAAACGTCCTGACCAGCAACGGGACGACGTGGACATCAGCTACGCCAGCGGCGGCTGGCGATTTCTCCTCCAACACTTCCACGTCAGTCGATAGCGAAGTCGTGCTGTTCTCGGGCACGGCTGGCAAGACCGGCAAACGCGCCACCGGTACAGGCGTCGCGTCGCTCACATCCGGTGTTCTATCGGCCATCACAAACGTGCCGATTGGAGAGGGCACAGGTACTGGCCTCGTCATCACCGACGCGAGCGCTGCAGGTCTTGAAGTTGGCCCAGCGGGTAGCACCAGCCCGGTGCTCCGCGTCGTTGACAACGTGGCGTCTCAGGCCACGGGGCTGGAGATCAAAGGCAACGCGTCCGGCTCCGGAGTCACGCTCACGGCGCTAGGAGGAACCAACGAATCAATCTCCCTCGTGCCGAAGGGTACCGGCTCGGTAATTGTGCCGATCAACGGTTCAAACGCAGCTCCGTCGCTTATGTTGGGTTCCGGCTCTACGAATGGGTTATGGGTTCGCTCTGGAACAATCGACCTAGTGGCCAGCTCTAACGACGTTCTTGAATTTCACGGCACCCTGGGACTACTCCTAACAACGCATGCTCCCGTTGTCGGCTGGACCGGCAACGGAACAGTCGGTCAGGTTGCTAGGACTGGACTGTCTGAAGTCGCGGCCGGAGTTGTGGGCGTCGGCACCGGCGCGGGTGCAAGCACCGCCGGAACGTTACAGTCGGCCGAGTATGACCAAGTGACCGTCTCCAACGGCGCACAACGGAAGCTCGTCGTCAACTCTGAACTGATCACGCTTTCGACCTCAGGCACGACGACGGACAGCTCCGCGAATCTGCTGCCGGCGGACAGCGTCATCGATTCGGTGACCTGCCGCATCACCACAACCATCACCACGGCTACGAATTGGTCGGTCGGTGACGGAACGATCGCAGCTCGTTTCGCCGCCGCGAATTCGACGCTCACCAGCGGCACAACTAGCGTCGGATTGGCGCACGTCGACCAGACCGGAACATCAGGGCCGAGACAGACGAGCGCAGCGAAGTTGCGCATCACCACCACCGGCACTCCAGGGGCCGGCGTGATCAGATGCTCGGTCTTCGCAACAACGTTCGTCGCACCTACGAGCTAATTCATGCGCTACGCATTCGCAGTCATCGCCATCCTCGTCGCTCCATTCGCTTTCGGAGCGAGCGGAATCTCTCTTCCGGCAACGTGCACTCCGATCGCTTTGTATAGCCCGCCGGAGTTCTTCTACCGCACATCAGATAAGACGTTCTGGTACTGCCCGACAGCAGATAACTGGGTCAAGTTGTTGGTGGAGATTCCGGCAGCCGGGGCCGCGCCGACCGACTTCTACACCACGGTTCGGGTGAGCGGATCGAACGCGACCACAACAGGCCAGGCGCTCGTCAACATCACCGGCCTGTCGATCCCGTTGGCTGCGAATACCACCTACGAATTTGAGGCCACGCTTTCGGTTCAGTCCTCGTCGTCGGCAGGGACGGAGTACGGAGTGCAGTTCTCCGCGGCCGGCGCGACAGTCGAATCGCAGTGCACTGGTACATTGCTCGCCACGTCCGCGCAGACCGTCCGTGTCTCGGCACTCAACACGGCGACGGCCGCGTTCCTAACCTCTGGCGCTACCGGCGGCATCCTCATCAAGGGCGTCATCGCCGTCGGCGCGAATGCCGGGAACCTCACGATCCAACATCTGAAGGTGACGTCAGGGACGTCTACCGTATTCATCAACTCCTACCTCAAAGCACGGATCATCTGAACCGGAGGCTGTCGATGAAACGCTCTCTCTTTGTTGCCCTGCTGTTCCTCTTCGCCGTCACGTCGGCTCGGCCCGACGGCACCGTTACGACGCCAGCGAACATCGCGCCCGCCTCCTGGAAGATCGCGTCGCTCAACATGAGCAACGGCGCAGGAAACGACGTCGCGGGCGCATCGATCACCGTCTACTACTTCGATGCCGGGGGCGTGAACATCGTCCAGACGTCGATTATCTTGCTGACTGGCGCTGAACTCACTTCCTTCTTGACGACGATCGAATCTCCGGTCGGTGGTGAGACCGGAACAGCGGCGAAGAAGTTCCGGCAGCGGGTGACGTCATGGCTGGTCGCGAACGGGAAGATCACGAACGTCACGCCGGAGTAGCGCGTGACGGGCTGGCAATCGATGTGCGAGTCGTCGCTGTGTCGGCCGTGATCGCGGCGGATACGACGAAATAGACGAGCGCGAGACCTACAAGAAGGGCGATGCCGATCCAGAGGTATCCGACGCCTTGCGGTTTCTTCACGGCCTACCCTCCAGTATCAGCGATACGCGGCACGCGGCGAACTGGTCGCACTCGGTCATCGCCCGTTCATCACGCTTCAGGATGATGCGCGACTCACCGACGAGAAGTTCATTCTCACGACGGTCCGCGATCAACTCGATCACGCCCGCGCGCGGGATCACGAAGCGGTCGCCGTCGTAGGTGATCTCTTGGCCGGGCTGGCCGAAGATGCGGTACGAGACGATCCGAATGCCGCAGCGACAGGATGTCGCCTCGGCGCAGAGATCGGCCGCAGCGACTCCTGGCGTCAGGAAGGCCGCGGCCGCGACGACACAGAGACGAAGGCGGTTGGCGATTGTCATACCGTACAATGTACGGCACATGTACGGGCGCGTCAATGTTCTTGCGGCGGCCTAGCGCCTAACCGTACAATGTACGGCGCATGTCACCGAAAAATGACAGGACCGAAGTGCGTCTGGAACCCGAAGAAAAGGCTGCATTTAACGAGGCGGCGTCCCTGGCCGGCCTATCGTTGTCCACATGGCTTCGATTGCGGCTGCGGCCGATTGCAGCGCAGGAACTCAAGCAAGCCGGTCGTCAGGTTCCGTTCCTTAAGCGCCGAAAATCGTAGCGGGGCGCGCCTTGTAGCATCTAACGGTTGCCAGCCGGTCGTCCAGAATTTGCCTTCGCCCCGGATTCCTCCAGGAGCGCACGCCTATGGATCTCATCACCACGGCCGAAGTCGCCACGATCCTCGGCGCCGGCGCCAGCGACGCGTTCCTTGTCAACCTGGTCAACGGGGCGAACGCCGAGGCGCGAGGCGTCGGCAGAACGTTCGAGCGCAAAGAGCGCGCCGAATTTGTCCGCGGCTACGGCATCGACTTCCTGTTCCTCCGCGAGCCGCCGATCATCAGCGTCAGCGAGGTGATCGTCTACTCCGCGCCCAGCGACACGGGCGGCACGGTGATCGACGTCGCGGAGTTCATCTGGAACGAGGTTCCCGAGGACGACGATCCGAAACTGACGTGGACCGCGGGCCGCTTCCTCGAGCAGCAGCGCGCCGCGCGCGTGACCTACGTCGGCGGCTTCTACCCCGCCGCAGATACCGACTCGGCGCACGTTCCGCGCGTGCCGGAAGACCTGCGCGGAAAGATGATCAACCTCGTCATCAGCCGATTCCGGCTCGGTCCCGACGCGACGCTCGGCGCCTCGTCGTTCTCGCAGGGCGATCTCACCATCAACAGGACTGACGATCCAGCGCTGGCGGAGTTCAAACAGGCGCTCCGCCGCTACCGCAAATAGGAGACGACCATGGCCGCCTCGCTCACCAAGCATTCGAAGAAGCTCATGCTCGATGCGCTGCTCGCGCTCGGCACGGCGACCGCCTACCTGATGAAGAACACCTACGTCTTCTCCGTCGCGCACAAGTTCGTCTCCGACTTGGGCAGCGAGGTCAAGGCGAGCGTAGTGCTCACCGGCGTGACGGCCGACCAGCCGAATGAAGGCACCCTTGACTGCGACGACATCACCTGGCCGTCGATAACTGGCGGCTTCGCCGGTTTCTGGATCGGCATCGACGAAGGCATCGAGAACATCTCGCCGCTGGTTTACTTCAACCCCGACACCCCAGCGGGATCGCTGATCTCCGCGGCTTCGGTCGTCGAGGCCATCGACAGTGGCGCCGATCGCGTTTTCACACTCTAAGAGGAGAGACATATGGATCCGGTCAAAAACTTCGCCGAATCGACCCTCGCTTCGGGCATCTCCTCGGTCGCCACCTCGCTGACCGTGGCCACCGGCGACGGCGCGCGCTTCTCGTTCCCGAAGAACGCGACGATCTGGAACTCGACCGACTACGCGCGCGCGAGCCTGGACCCGGACCGAGAGATCGTGCGCGTCACGAACATCGCCGGCGACGTGCTCACGATCACGAGGGCTCAGGAAAGCACGACGGCCGCCGACCACAATACCGGCGGCAAGACGTACCGGATCATCCAGGGCGTGTCCGAGAAGGATCTACTCGACCTTCGCCCGCTGACGGGTCACACCACTGCCCCGTTCGACAAGACGAGCGACACGACGCTCGCGGATGTGCCAGGTCTGTCCATCGACCTCGACGCCGGAGAGTCCTACACGCTCTATGGGCGGATCTACGTGTTCGCCGGATCGGGCGGTCTCAAGATCGGACTCGCCGGAACCGCAACGCTGACTGACGCCACCTTCAATTGCAAGATCAACTCCGTCGTCAACCTAGTGACGGTGGCGCACGACATCACGAGCGCCTTTCCTGCCACACCGCTGGTGGGGTACGACGAACTTCTCGGGAGCCCTGTGCTGTGGGAGGTTTGCATCGACGGGATGTTGATCGTCGATGCCGCTGGCGGCGGCACGTTCGTCATCCAATTTGCGCAGAACACAAGCAACGCAACGGTATCCGAGGTGAAGGACTTCTCCCACATCTCGGCGCAGAAACAGTAAGCCATGCTCCTCGGCGAATCGACCTTCCAAGCCACGGCGCTCGGCGACGTGTCGCCGGTCTTTGGTGGTCTGCTCAATGTGCAGGCCTTTGGGGCTCCATCGTGGTTTGTCCGCGGCGACGTCGTCGGTCTGCTCGATGCAGACGCCTTCGGCGCGAACGAGACGACGCTTTTCGCTTCGCTGATCGGCCTGGTGAACGCTGCCCGATTCGGCGCCCCCATGAACGTGCGGAGTTTCCTCGACAGGCCGACATCTATCCTGCGGCCGAAGCGGGTATCGCTCGAGCGTGGCGCGCCGGCGACCTCAACTTCCGGCGAAGTCACCAGCGAATGGTTCTCTTACGCCACCGGCGTTCCGGCGGCGGTGCAGCCGCGCTCCGGTAACTCACGCCAACGTGAATATGGCCGGGACGTCCAGGCGAACTTCACCATGTTCATCAACACCGACCTCGCCACCGCGATCCGTGTTGGTGATCGCATCGTGGACGACGACGTCCGGTACACCATCACCTTCCTGGCGCCGCGGGGCCAGCACGTCGAGGCGGACCTCGCGCGCGTCATCGTCCCGTGACCGAGGATGTGAAGTGGTACGGCGAGGAGTTCGAGCGCGAGCTCGACAAGATCATCAAGGCGAAGTTGCTCAAGATCATCTATCGGCTCGAGCGGATCATCCAAGGCCTGTTCCGCACCCCGAAGTCGGGCCGCGTCTACAAGCGCGGCGGTCGCACGCACAAGGCAGCCGGACCAGAGGAGCCGCCGGCCATCGACACCGCGGCGCTTTCCAAGAGCATCACGCACGCCGATCCGATGAAGCAGGGCGATGTCTGGTCAATCGACTTCGGAGTATCGCAAGAAGGCGGACGGGCCCAAATCGCGGAGCACCTCGAGTACGGCACGTCGAAGATGGCCGAGCATCCGTTCTTCAGGCCGGCGCTCGCGCAGCTCCAACAGGAAGTCGACCAGGATCTCGCCGGGGAGGGCTGATGCTCGCAGTTCGTCAAGGTCTGCGGGCGAAGGCCATCGCCGACGCGACGCTCGTGTCCCTCCTCGGCGGCGATCACTTCTACCACCGCCGGCCGCAGAGGCCTATCGTCGAGATGATCGCCAGCGGCACCAGGGCGCTCGTCACCTACAACCGGGTGAGCGCGCCGCGCGATCCGGAGATTCCGCGCACCGATGAAGACTACGACCTTCACGTCTGGTCCAAGAGCGGCGACACGAACGACCAGATCGGAGAGCGGCTCATCGCGCTCTTCGACAAGCAGCCGCTTCCCATGACCGGCCGCCGGCTCGGCGAGATCCACGCCTTCACGGCGGGCGACTTCTACGAGGAAGACACCGAGATTCACCACCAGGTCATCAGCGTCCGGGTGATCAGCTACCCGGCGTAGTTCCAAGCCTTTCAACTTCAGCGACAAAGAGGAGAGAGCACCATGGATACCGCACTTCTGACGAGCGGACCGGCACGGGTGTATGTCGATATCAGCGGCACGCCGACGGAAGTCGGTCACATCAAGGGAGGCGTGCACATCAGACGCGACCTCCGCACGCTCGAACTGATGGCCGACGAGCTTGGCGACGAGCCGGCCAACGAGATCGTGAAGGGCAGCGTCGTCGAGGTCAGCTTCAGCCTCGCCGAGTACTCTCTCGTCAACATCCGTCGCGCCTTCGTCGACTCAAAGGATCTACAGGACGACACGACCTCCACGAAGCAGTCCGTGGAGATCCGGGCCAAGGTCGGCCTCTCGCTCCTGGGCGTCTCGCGAAAGTGGACCATCAAGCCGATCGATCCCGCGACCGGCGATGTCACCACCGACGCCAACAAGATCATCACTGTCTGGAAGGGAACGCCGTCGGCCGGCTCGGTCGAGCTGGTGTTCTCGCCGGACGAGCAGCGCCTGATCCCCGTCACGCTCAAGTGCTACGCGGATACCGCCGCCAACAAGTACCGCAAGGTGACGATCGGCGACACGACGATTGTCGACGCCAACGAGTCGGGATTCACGTTCTAACCTGATTCGCGCGGCCGGCGCGGAAGAATAGACCAGCGAGCGCGACCCCCTCCTGCCGCTGCACGTCTTGGTCGGGTGAGTGGCGCTGGCCGCGCGGAATTCAACGTCCAAGGGGAATTCATCCATGGCAGACGAAGTGAAACCGAACGCCAACGTTGTCGACGTCGACGCGTTTGACCCCGTCCCGAAGCGGAAGATCAAGATCGGCGGCGAGTTGTATCCGCTCTTCAGCATGCTCGACGTCCCGTATCCGACGCTCGAGGCGGTGAAGAATCTCAAGAGCCACGTCGAGGCGTTCACGACCGACGCCGACTACATCGCATTCATGCGCGGCATCGTCTTGGACTTCATCCCGTCGATTCCCCACGAAAAGCTCGAGCGCCTCGGGCTGCGCAAGTTGGGCAACGTCGTCGGCTCGATCGCCTCCACGCTGGCCGAGGACCTCGAACCTGACCCTTTGGTGGAGAGCCCGACGGCCCCGTCGAACTAGCGTTCTTCTTCGGCCGTCTGGCTCGCTTCTACGCTTTCTCGCATACGGAGATGATGCGCATGACCCTGCGCCAGCTGCGCGCGTACCACAAGCAGATCCCTCGCCTCGAGGCCGCCGAGTCGCTCACGCGCATCCGCGATGCCGGCGCCCCGTACATGAAGGGCGACGAGGCGAAGGCGATGCAGGACGAACTGCTCCGCGTTGCCGAAGGTCGACCGGAACGCATCATCCATGGGCCCGAAGGGCTCGCTGATTTCCTGAATCGCAGGTAGGAGACTCCAGACCAATGGGCATTCGCGCCACACTCGCCGAAGCGTTCATCCGCATCAAGGCGGATGACTCCGACTTCAAGCGCGGCATGTCCAAGTTGCGCTCGGACACTCGGCAGAACGCGCGACAGATCGCCGACGAATTCACCAAGGCCGCGAAGATCCAGATGCCGCAAGGTGCCGGCGGCGCGGTCGTGCAGATCGCGAAGTACCGGGAGCTCGCGCAACTCCTGCGCTCGACGAATCAGACCGCAGCCGAGGTGAACGAGAAGATCGCCAGCGGCGCGCGCGTATCAGCGCGAGACGTCGATAAGTTGATCGTGGCCGAGCAGCGGCTGCGCGCGCAATTGGAATCGACCTTCGGATCGGTGCAGGCGGCTACCGGCGGCGCGGCGACTGCCTATCAGCGCGTGGCGCAGTCGTTGGCCAACGCCACAGCCGAAGCGCGGCGGCAGAAGATCGCGATCGACGACTCGAAGGGCGCCACCTCTCAGGCCGGCATCCAGTACCTCGGGCTCAACAATGCGCTGACGCAGATGGCCGGCAAGTACGGCACCGTGGTGGCCAAGGCCGGCGTCGCGTCGCTCGTCATCGGTGAGCTGATCAACGTCTCGAAGGACATCGTGAAGATCTTCACGGGCCCGACCGAGCAGGCGATGATCGCTCAGTTCTTCGACACGATCATCATCGGCGCCAAGGCGAGCGTGCGGGCCCTCTCGGATCTCTCCGTCCGGCCGTTCGTTGGGGCGTCGCCAAGCCTGGCAGGCGCGCACTTCGGTCCTCTGCCGACCAACAACCCGCGCGACAGGCGCAGCCGAATCGTCATCCCTTCCATCGAAGACCCGGAGGCTGTGAACGAGACGATCAAGCAGATCATGGCGCTCTCGACGCAGGCCGACATTCAGCGTGCGCAGATGGCCGGGAACAGGAAAGAGGTCGAGAACCTCACCCGCGGGCTCGACTCGCTGGCCACCGAAGAGCTGAAGGTCAGTTTCGCGCTCAAGGACCAACTCGCCGCGCGTCTTGCCGAGAACCGAGCACTCGCGGAATCCGCGCAGGCTATGGGCTTCAGGCACCAACTCCTCGACCTTGAGTTGCAGTTCGCAACCGCGGCGGGGCGACCGGTCGCAGATCTCACGGACCAGATCGATTTCCTGACGAAAGCGGAGTTGATGGCCGGCGGAGCGTCGGAGTCGATGGCGTCCAGGATCGTCGCGGCCGCGCAACGGCTGCGCAATTTGCTACCGGTCCAGCACTTCAACATGCGCGAGATGACCGCTCTACTCGAACCGCAATCCGAATGGAGCGAATACCTTCGGCGAGTTGAGGCTGAGGAATCGTTTCGCAAGGCCATCCCGAAAGGCCGGCTGCTCGTCGACGCGGAGGCGCTGGTCCCAAAGGAGGGCGTCTTTCAGAAGGCTCTCCGCCAGCAACTAATCGAATACAGCGACCACGTGCGCAACATGGAGAACCTCACGAAATCCATGGCCGCGAACATGGAGTCAGCGCTCACCGACGGCTTCTTTTCGCTCTTCACCGGCAACATCAAGGGCGTAGAGGACGCCTTCCGGTCGTTCCTCAACTCGATCGTCCGGGACATCGCGAACATGATGGCCAAGGAGATCGTCAAGCGGTTTCTCGCCTATATCCTTCAGAGGTACAGCGGCTACTTCTCGGGCCTCCAGACGAGCAGCCTCGCCGGCTCGGCCAGCCTTGCCCCTGCTGCGCCGTCCACTTCTGTTGGGTCATCGTCATCGCACTTCGGCGTCGGAGGTCTCAGCTACATCCCGTCACCGAGCGCGCCGACCTCCATTCCTGGCGGCGGTGCCGGAGGCCGCCCGCCGCTGGTCATCCACCTCTCAACCATCATCGCGCCGGATGAAACTTTCGTTCCGGTCATGGCGGCAAAGATGGCGCCGCTGATCAAGACTTCCGATCGCGAGGTCGCGGCGATGATGGTCGGCAACTTCAGATCGAACGGCATCGTACGCAGCGTCTTCCGGTCCGACGACTAACCCATGCCAACCTTCCCGCGCGTCGGCACCGAGCTCTCCTCGATCGCCAGCGTAGTCCCATCACCCGGAAACACCGGCGTGTGGGAGCGACCGGGGCTCATTGTGCGCATGGGCGACGGCTACACCGAGCGGCGCTCGGACGGCGACGTCGACCGGCTCCGTGACATCTTCGTCGACTTCGTCGTCAACGACGCGGACCGGGCGGTGATCCAGACCTTCCTTCGCGCGCGCAGCTACTACGTCGAGCCGTTCACTCTCGTGCACTCGAAGTACGGATCGATCACCGTCAACTACGCGGAGATGACGATGCCGGAGGGGCTACCGATCAACGGGCCATCGGGCTCGAATTGGTGGTCGTTCACGTTGCACTTCGAGGGCCATTTCTAGAAATGCTCGATCTGCCCGGTTTCGTCGCCGAGAAGAACAAGGCGTACGGCAAGAAGTTCGTCCTGCTGGTCGAGATCGAACACGCGCCGGACCAGTTCACACGCGTCGGCCGCTTCGCCGACACGCCGTCGCTCACCTTCCAGGGCTTCACATGGACCGGCTACGGCATCGGCAACCCGCAGCGACCGCAGAATTCCAGTGGGCAGATACCGACATTCGATCTCCCGGTGATCAACGCTGGGCGGACCATCAGCTCACTTTTCGAGAACAACATCATTGAGGGCCGGCCGGGGCGACTGCTGACCGTACATCGCGATCTGCTGTCGGACCCGGCGAACGCTTTCGAGGAGCCGTTCACGGTGGTCACCGCCGATGCTGGTGACGACGGCATGGCGTCAATCACCTGCGCCGGGGTGAAATTCAACTGGCTGCGGAAGAAGATCCCGGCCGAGCTGGTGACGAGAGTCCGCTATCCCGGGGTCCTGGGATCGCGCGCGCGGTACGCCTGATGACTCCACTGACCGAAGATCACCTCGCCACGCTCCGGTCGTGGGTCGGCCGCAGCTACGCCGAGATGCGCTGCTGGGATGTCGTGCTCGAGGCCTTCCGGCTCCGCTGCGTGGAACTGCCGTACGGCTACGCCGAAGCGCTCGAGCGGCGGTTGTTCCGCACCGTCTCCGATCCGGAGCCATGGGACGTCGTTCCGATCTGCAACCACGAGCTGGCCATCGTGAATCACGTCGCCCTTTACATCGGGGAGAACCTCATCATCCAGTCCTGCGAAGAGTCCGGCGTGGTCATCACGCCGCTCGATCGAGAGCCGTTCTGGAGTCGCATCGCCCGGCGCCGCGGCAGCGGTGAGCGCGGCTACCTCCGCCTTCGCGCATGAATCTCATCCCACCATTCCTCCAGCGCCGCACCTCCGCGGCCGATCCGGAGGTGTTGCTGCGCGAGTTGCAGGAGCGCGACGGCGCGGTCGCCGGAATCGGCACAGAGGAAGGCTGGCGCGACGCGCCGCCGCCGAAGCCTGGCGTTGTCGTGCTCTGCCTACCTGGCCTCCCGGATGACGACGGCCGTATCGAGTGGAATGAGCATGAGGCGCAGTACGTCCGGGGTCGCAACCTCGCCGGCTACCTCGAGGGCCTCGGCCTGGCCACCGAGGCGGTCGGCCACGTCATCATCGACGGCGCGGTCATTCGGCCGACAGACTCATTCACGGTCGAGTTGCCGCAGTCGCGGCTCGGACGGATGTGGCGGCGGCTCACCCGGCGGCCGCCACCGACCGAGCAGCTCCTGGCTTTCGAGGCCTTCATCCCGCGCGAAGGGGCGGTGATCCACGTCGTCCCCGACGTCCTGGGGAAGAACTCCTCGCTCATTCTCGGGATTGTCGGGGCGGTCATCGGCGCCGCCATCGGCTTCGCGGGCGGGAGCTACTGGGGGGCGATCAAAGGGGCGGCTTACGGTTGGTCGCTCGGCTCGGCCATTGGCGCGATCATCACGCCGCGTCCGCACATCGTCAAGGACAAAGACGGGCCTTCGTCGCAGATGTTCGGCGGCATCACCAACGATGACCGCGCGGGCGTGCCGGTGGAGATCCTGCTCGGCGAGCGCCTCGTGGCCGGCGGGCGCATCAGCGCTTTCCGCCGGCGGGCGGAGACGATCTTCTCCGAAGCGCGACCTGGCCACGGCGAGGATCCAGTCTATGTCCCCGCCGCGCCGCAGAACGCGAGCGACAAGGCGCACATCCTCATCCGGATCGCCGGCCACGAGACAGAGGGGCCGGTCGGCCACTCGAACCCCAACGCCTCGGCCAACTACACCGACAACCTGCCCGACATCCGCATCAACGGGCAGCACTACTCGAATTTCCCTGGCGTCACCGTCGAGTGGCGGACCGGCGCGGCGGGCCAGAGCGTCATCCCTGGCTTCGACGTCCTGGCCAACAGCTACGATGTCTCGGTCGACGTCACGGCGCTTGGCGCCGGCACGCCCCACACCTACACCACGGTGAGCAGCCAGGTCGACGCGTTCGAGGTGCTCCTCGTGCTGGCGGGGCTGTCGCACACCACCTCGAAGGGCCTGTCGAGCAACAAGACGCGCTACAAGATCGAGTACAAGCGCAACGGCACCGGCGACCCCTACACGAACATCGACCCCACCCTCGGTTACAGCGAGATCGAGGCCGCCACTCAGACGGCGAAGTACATCACCCGGCGCGTGGAGAGCCTGGTGCGCGCGAAGTACGACATCCGCGTGACGTGGATCTCGGCGGACCACACCAACGTCGCGAACGACCAGTGGCATGTCGCGATATCCACGATCACCGAGGAGACGCAGGAAGCCCTCAACTACGAAGGGGACTCTCTTGTGGCCGTCATGGGTCTGGCCAGCGAGCAGTTCAACGGCCCGCTCCAGTCCATCGTCGTCACGGCCATGTGGCGCGGCGCGAAGCCGCAGAAGTGGACTTCCGGCGGCGGATTCGCGGCGGCAAGTTGGGGCGTCGGCTCCGCGACCCCGGCGGGCCGTAACCGCGGCTGGCTCACGCTGTGGCTGCTGCGCAACAAGCGGCTTGGGCTCGGCAACGACATCGCCGACGCGGATATCAACCTCAGCGCGTGGAAGGCCTTCGCCGACAAGTGCGACGTCATCGAGACGGTCACGCCGACGGTCGGATCGCCGTTCACCGAGCCGCGGCATCAACTCGACGCCTACATCAACCAGCAGCAGGCGGCGGTAGATCTTGTGCAGCAGCTCCTCGGCAGCGCTCGTGCCGCGCTCATCTTCTCCGGCAACAAGGTGAGCGTCGGCTACGACGACACGGCCACGGCTGCGCAGCGCTTCGGGATGGGCAATATCAAGGAGCGGTCGCTCCGCCTACAGTACCGCTCCGAACGCAATGAGATCAACACCTACGACGTCATCTTCGAGGATCGCGCGGCGGACTTCGACACCGACACGGTGACGGTGTGCATCAAGAGCGATGGCACCTTCTGCACGGAGGCCGAGCTCCAGGCCGCCGGCGAGACGGTCAAGCGCCGGCAACTGCAAGTGATCGGCACCACGCGGCGCACGGAGGCCGTGCGCGCCGGACGCCTCGCGCTGCGGCAGTCCTACACCATCCGCACGCTGGCCAGCTTCGGCGCGTCGACGGACTCGATGTTCTGCGAGGCCTTCGACGTCATTGAGGTCTCGCACGACCTCACGCAGTGGGGATACTCCGGGCACGTGCGCGCGGGCTCCGCCGCCTGGGTTGTCGTAGTTGATCGCAACGTCCCTTTCGGCGGCTCCTACTCCGTCATGGTCCGCTTCGCCGCTGGCGATGCCGGTGCAGATTACTTTGAGGAGCGCGCCGTCGCATCCATCACGGCATCCGGGAACTACTGGTCAATCAATCTCTCCTCCCCCTTCTCGAGGACGCCGCAAGAGGGCGACCTCTGGTTCTACGGCCCGACGACGACGAAGCTCAAGCCGTTCCGCATCATGGAGATCTCGCGGGACGCGGACTGTCAGCGCGAGATCTCGGCGGTCGAGTTCAACTCCTCGATCTACGATCTGGCGCACCCGATCGAGATCCCGACGTACTCGATCCTCCCGAACTTCGCGGCGCCGCCGGCGCCGATCACCGCCGCGGTCTCTTTCGTCGAGACGAAAACCTCGTCGACCAACGGCGCCGTCGTCAAACAGGTGATCGTCCAGGCCACGCCGCCTGTCTCGAACGATCCGAAGTACGGATTCCCCAAGGGTATGCGGGTGGAGTACGGCTTCACCGCGGCCGGGCCATGGGTCGCGCTGCAGTCGGTCGACGGCTTCGAGTTCCGATGGGCCGATGCTCCGCACGGCGTCGACCTCTTCTTTCGTCTCACGCCGTACTCGACACTGGGGCGGTACAACTACGACGGCGCGTACATCATCACCACGCCGGTCAACGTCTCGGACGTGTGGTCGCGCCCTATTTTTCCGGTGGCCCCTACATCTGTCGTGTTCGCGGAGCACGCGACGCCAACCAAGCGCCGCGCCGTCTCATCAGTGACGGACCCACAAATTGACAAGAAGAAGGTTTTCCACGTCGTCGTAAACTTCTCCTATCTCGATTTATTGAACCCGTCCTCCACTCATGTTGGCTTTCGCGTCGTCGTCTACAAATCAGGCGGCAGCCCCAGCGATCCGCACTGGGAGGGTGAGGTCACTGACGGATCGAACGGGACGCACACTATCGGGGTGCCTGACTTCGAGATCGACGACGCGGCCGACTATGTCGCGGCAGTGCAGGCCATGTACGTTGATGGCGCTGCGAGTTCATTCACGACATCAACCGGCCTCTCGCTCGATCCAAAGGTGCTTGAGCCGTACCTGCAGTCCGGGGACGACCGCCAGGTAGCGCCGTTCTCCGAAGACTTCACGAGGAGCGCGGTTCCCGCCGGCTTCACGGCCTCGCCGAACGACACGCTCAATCCCTTCAGCTACGGCTGGCTCACCGTCCAGCCGACCAACGCCGGCAACACGCTCGTGCAGTGGGCGGTGCGCACGTGGGGCAACGCGTACCTCGACAAGCTCACGAGCTTTGGGCCCGGCTTCGTGGGCTTCCGGCTGCAGCTAAACTCCGTGGCCACGCTCGTGGCGAACGCGGTGATGTTGGTGAGCATCGATCCAAATGGATCGGGCGTCTTCACCAACATTCAGGTTCCGATCATCCGCGACACGAAGTGGCACATCTATCGAGTCGATAACCCGACCTTCACGTTCAGCTTCCTGGGATCGAACGCCCCGGTGGTGCGGATCGACCTCTCGAACGCCTTCTCGACACCGACCATCTGGACGCTCGACTCGATTGCACTTCTCAGTGACGGCGTATCGTGGATGGACGACGGATGGGTCTACCGCGCGGGCAAGGCGCGGGACCAGTTCGGCCGGGATCCGTTCGGGTTGGGGTATTTCCTCTCGTCCTCGTTGCAGCTCGCCGACGCGAGCGGCAACGTGACGATCGTCGACAAGAACGGGATCAAGTATCTCCACGCCGACGGCGTCGTCGACACGCCGTTCAAGAGCATCATCGAGACGGTTCTGCGCAATGTGACCTCCGGGCAGTTCATTTCGTGGACCGCGCTCAGTCCGGTGCTGCGCTCGACGCCCTTCGCGAACAAGATCCGCTCTTTCGTTCAGCGCGCCCGCCACGACATCGACTCGTACACCTTCGCGCCGCTCCGCTACTACGTGGGCGTCGGCGAGATCTGCGACTTCGGATTTCGCGTGCACGTCTACCGGATCGAGGGCGGGACGGCGCAGTTGCTCTTTGATCAGGCGCCGGCCGGCGATGGGTGGTCGGCGACGACCACGAAGCACAGCCTCATGACGCTCCACACTCCGCCCTCGCCGGTGGCGGACTCGCGAGACGCGTGGTACGACCCGCTGGCCACGACGCTGGGCACCCTCGTTTACGAGGACATCATGTGGATCGGCGTCGACGCGCCGCTGGTCAAGAAGAGCGACGGCACGTTCTGGTACATGGACCTGCTCTTCCAGGTCTACTGTGCGACCGGGAAGATCAACGTCAATCCGCCGCAGTTTCCAGGCGATGCGCCGGACCTTACCATCGCGTCAGTACGCATGCGCGTGTTCACCGATGGGACGCGCCAGCGCATGCCGATCACGCGCGGCATCTCGGACTCGTCGTCGAGCGCCAAGTGGTACAAGATAGTGTGGTTCGGCTTCGAGCCGGAAGTCGTCGGCCTGACGCCGACGCGCGTGGTGCTCGACGCGTTCGAGGCGCACTACATCATCTCACCCGGCTCATCGGGTGGTCACGCCATCTCGCAGGACGTCGATCTGACAATCGGGGAGGTCTTCTAATGCCGACCGGGTTCTTGAGCATCCACGCGTTCACGCGCAACACCGGCCGCTTCGTGGGCCAGTACAGCGAGTTCGCGGAGGGCACGGCGGTGGCCGCCCTCGACATGAGCCACGGCCCGCTCAGCGCCATTCAGATGCGCGCCATACGGTCGCAGGTGGAGAGCTTCGCGAATGCCGCGCAGGACTTCATCGACGATACCCTGTTCGCCGAGCTCGACTCGACCGTGCAGGCAGACCTAATCCACATCCAGCAGGAGGCAACCAAAGCCTTAGACGAGATCGACGCCCTGGCGCACCCGGACTCGCTGTGGGCCGCGCTCGACGCGTCCACCAAGCGTGATGTCACGCAATCGCTGCCGATCGTCGACTCCGGAGCGGTCGAAGCCATCCAAGCGCGACTCGCCCTGCTGTTGTGGCCAGCCGAGACCACGCCGGCGCCGGAGGGCGGGCTCTTCCCGCTCGGCTCCGGCGCGCTCGGCGACGTCGCGTAGCCCCAACGCGCTGGCGTGAAATACGTCTTCGTCTTCCTCCTCGGCGCGTGGGTCGCGCTGGTCCTGACCGACGGGACGGCGAGGTAGGACGGGGCGCTGTCTGAAGCCCGCAGAGAGTGAGGGCAGCGAGAGAGGAGGCAAGCCTTGACGCTGACCTTAGTTCAACCAACACCAACCGAGAGAGCGGAGGTGTACTACGTGGCGGACGAGAGAGAGCAGGGACAGTTCACCGATCGCCCAGATCGGTCCAACCTGGATGACACGCATTCGGCGTCTTCCGATCGACGCAGCGGCATCGTAGACCGGCGAATCGACGCCGCCGGTATGCCGGAGCGACCAAGCGACGCGGCGATTGTGGTCAGCCAGAAGACGATCAGCCTAACATTCGTGCTCCTGCTGTTCGGCTTCCAGATCGGCGCCACCGTCGCTTCGCATTTCGCCCTCTCGCATTCCTTTGACGACTTCAAAACGGAGATTCGCGGTCGGCTGGATAAGGCCTCCACCGAGGCCTCCGACGCGAACGTCGCTTCGAAGGTGACCGCGAAGGAATTCGAGAAGGAGCAGCGCCGCAA